TTGTGCTTTATCTCCAAACATCCAAGGTTGAATTATTTGTTCTGGTTTTCTAATATTACTACTAATAACACTTATTGGATTTTCAATAGCAATTTTATGTATCGGTGCATCCATTAACCTTTGTACAAAATCTAATGCTTCTGCTTGGTTCTTCCATCTTTCTTCATTCTTACTCCCATCTTTATTGTATAACCATCTTGCACCACTAACTGCTAAAAATGTACAAGGAGGATGAGCAATCATCATATCCCAACCTTTATTTATAACCTCAAAAACATCTTGTTGATAATGCCATCCTGGATAACCTCCACTACAAGGCATTAAATCACAACTAAACGCTTCGTGTCCTAACTTTCTTAATTCTTTTGTTACTGCTTGACTTTCTTCACAAGCCACTAATATCTTCATTTTATTTGTTTTTAGCTATAGTAGTAATAGTTGTCTTGCTGACCTCTTTCAGCCTCGTAATAGTTCTTTGTAATCTCTATTTGGTACTCCAACAGACCTGACAAGTAACCACATATAAAAGTCAAATCTGCATCAGATAAGTCATAAGTATCTTCTCCCTCTAATATGTCTATCCTTAGCACTTCGTTTATGTCAAGGAATAAGTCTATTGTATAATCTTCTCCTTCATAATAGATAGAAACCTCGTTAGGAAGTGGGTTCGAAGAAAAGCCTTCTGTTGAATATTCTGGTCTTATTGATAATATCTTATCCTTTAGTTGTTCTTTCATTGTTCTAATTGTTTTATTTTTAATCGAAGTGTTTCTATCTCTTTATAAAGCCTATCTTTAGTACCTGAGCCTCTTGGTGGAGGTACTGGCTTGTCTTCTGCAAAGAATGCGTAGGTAGCTTCAGTAAGCCATTCTCTATGCTCTTCGTCTCCGTGAAGTACTCCATCTAAGTACTTCTCTATCAGTTCTACTGTAATCTCTTTAAATCTCATAATTATACGTTTAATAGGTTAAAAATAGTTTTATTAGTAATATTTAAGTTAAGTTGTCTCTTTGTCATATGCGAATCTCTGACCGCAATATAGAACATTTTATCGTTATTATCATACAAAACACCAACTTTTATTGCTTTAGCATAATCTTTATTAGAATCACCACCCTTCAATCCACCTCTTCTTCTACCCTCTGAGGTATTAGCAAACCTATGGAATATGGATGTAAAGTTAATTCTATCACTCATTTTGTTTATGTAAGAGTTAAACTGTTTTCTATGCTTAAACTTTTCACTTTGAATTGTGTTTATTCTATCTGTATTGCAAGGATAGTCTGATGACTTTAAAACATATTGACCATTGCTATCTTTAATTTTAATCATAAGTTTAGCTATTTTGTCAAGGTATCTGTCATCATAACCAGCAAACCATTCTTTTTTAAGTTCCAATATTGAACTAACTTTATAAGAGTTACCTCCATAGTAATATTCACTCTTAGTGTTAAACTTGCTCTTGAATGAAAAGTTAGTAGCTAACCTCTTTGAGTTTTCTGAGAAACACTTAGATAAAAAATCCTCATTAACAACTCTATGGTCATTCTCATAAGCAGCTTGTAAAGCTATAGCTTCTGGGTCTGCTACAAATAAACAAGATGTGTTATTGTGATAACCACATATCCTACCTACCAAACCTTGAGACACAGATGCACAAGTTTTATAAGTCTCTACCACAAACCTAATGTATTCTTTTGCATCACCTAAATCAATACCAGCTTTCAATGATTGACATACAATTAATATAACTCTTTTATTCTTGCATAGTATTTTAGCATCTTTTATTGACTCTGATATAGACGAGCCTCCGTTACCTGATACTGCAACAAAAACTTTAGCATAAGGAAACCTATTAGCTAAACTACGTTTTAAAACACTTGCAGATGCTCTTGAACGAACCCTAAGAATACCTAATCCATTCTTAAATGATTTTAAGTGATTAAGTACATTCATCATCTCATCGTTAACAATAACACCATAGTCTACCTTATTCTTTTTTCTAATCTTAGAATCTAACTCAGACAAGTACTCAAAGTTCTTAGAGTCTATAACGTTACCTGACTTTATTATATCTGAAACACCATAGTAATTACTTGGAACTTCCATCTGTATAGTATCATCAATAACACTACTGTTTATTAACTGGTAACCTGTAGCTCCAACCCATATGATAGTAACATTAGGACAGTTACTATGCAAGTCTTTTATAAATAAATCTAATCTTGAATCTTCACCTATACCAAAATGATTCTCATCAATAACAATGTACTTTATATTAAGGTCTTTAACTATCTTCTTAGGATTAGGTTCTTTAAGTAAGTTATGTATCTTTATAGCTCTAATGTTGTTAGCAGCAACTTCTGCAATATAACTATTCTGATTAAACAAATGATTGTCCATCATTCCTGATGTCAATATAAAGTTGTCATTAGGAAGCATATTAGCTAAATGAATAATAGTTCCTGTCTTACCTGACTGTGTAGGTGCAACTAAGTGTATTCGTCTATTACCAAGACTAATTGAGTTAAACACTTTTTGTGCAGTTTTCTTTTGGTTGTCGTAAATTTTGTAATGTAACATAATTATTTATTTTATGGCAATCTGCCTGATTATTATACAAATCTACAATACTTTTTTAAAATGACAATACTTTTTAACAAATTTTAACATTTCTTTAACATTTACCTGTCTACCCTATCTTTACTTCTCAACAGTTCTATCTCCCTATTTAAGTAGTCTTGTGCCTTAATTAAGTCAAGTAGTTCATCGTGTTTCTTACCTGCTCTTGCAATATACTTGATGATATTACCTCTACAGAAGTTTAAATCGTAATCTCTTATAACATCTATGATGTCGTAATCTTTTCCGTTCTCGTAATGTGGTTGTGTTCCTCTCATAATTAATTCTCTTTGATTGTAACTATTATTTTTATTATCACTATAATAAGTATTGTTATAAATATTCCCATAATATATAATTTATTGATTAAAAACAGTAACCCTCCATAGAGGTTTCTCCTAAAAAAACTTGACATTCATCTTTAGTTTTCCAACTCCAAGATTTAATCCTTAAACTAACAATCTCTCGCACTTCTTCTCTTCTATCCTCTGGAATAGTGTCTATAAGCACTTCTAAGGCATCTTTATCTTTGTTTAGTGTATTTGTATAGATATTCTGTTTAGAGTCGTTTAAACGCTTCTTTTGTGCTTGTTCTATTGTAAGAAACTCTTCAGCCTTATCATTAAAGTATACATTATATATATTTCTAAACGATGCAAATGATTTATAGTAGATACCTATTTTTTTTACTGCGTGAGTTATAGAAGAACGACCTTTTTGCACACCTCTTGTGTTAAACCAATCAGAAATCATCTCATCAGTCATAAAGTTCAAATCTTTTAGTATTTTATAGAATAATGTTCGTGTAATCATTATCTCTGTCTTCCTTGAATTGCTATTTAGCTCAATTCCTGTTAACTGTTCGTAATCTTTAGCTAAATCATCTGCTATTTGTTTATTATATCCTCTCATCTTGTTTGTTTTAATTTAATTTGTTATTTTCTTTTATTTTATCTATTTCTATCATTGTTTTAGTGAAAGTATTGGTCTCATACCAATCTAAAGCCTTTTTTATACCAGCACAAGCCAAATAATACTCTTGTTCCTCGTAATATTCTAAAATTTCTTCTAAAATATACTTAGGTAGACCCTCTTGAATCTCTATTATTGAATTCGAGAAGTACAACTCCACAATATACCTATCATCATCGCTTAATGTTTTCATAACAGTCTGTTTTAAGTGTTAGTAATGACTTAGCTTCATTAAACATAGATTTAGCATCGTCTCCATATATCTCCTTATACAATCTATAGGTTCTATTGACTAATGAATACTTGTTTTTAGAGTCTTTAAACAACTTTTTAGCATAAGCCTTACCATACCCCTTACAGTAGTTTATATTGTCAGCAGTATCGCCAATTATCATCTGATAGTAGAAGTTCTCATTTGCTTCTTGCTCTGAAATCTTAATTAGCTCTCTACTCTTGTAGTTGTAGTTATAAAACCAACAGGGGAATTGCTTATAGTCTTTGTCTAATGACATTATTATTACAGAGTCAACACCATTCTTCTCTACCTCTTCTGCCCACAATGTAGCTACAACATCATCTGTTTCTACCCCATCACCATAAATTGAATCATATGCAAGTTTAACCATATCGTGAAGTAGAGGTAGTATCTCTGGTCTCTTCTGTGTTCTGTTTAACTTGTATGTAGGAGATATATCCTTTCTAAAGTTATTCTTAGAACCATTACAAACGATAATCTCATCTATCTTTACCAATTCCTCTAAGAAAGAAATTAACTTATCAAAGCTATCCTCAAACTTATCGAAAGCTACATTTACATCAGTCTCAAATATATCATCTGAGACTCTCTATCATCTTTCCTCTTAAAGCAAGAGGCATAGATTAAACTGTCTGCATCAAATATTACCTTCATAGCTTGGTATTGATTTATTACTCTTAGGTTTTCTATAGACTCTTTTGTCATCAACCCATCCTGTAATTGGGTTTATATTGTTCTTCCAAAACTTGGTCAATCGTTGCTCTTTAGTTCGCTTCATAATGTTTTATGTTTTATTTAAAGCAAATCTACAAAACTATTTATAAACTTGCAAGTACTTTTTAAGTTTATTCACTACTCCTGATATACAAGGAGAGCAGCTTGTGTTAGTTTTCTGATTGGTATTGAAGATGTTATTGTGTATGGTAATCAATCTTACTTTCTGCTCATTAGTTATTTTTCTTGTATTGCTATCTACAAAATCACTTAAGTAAGTATAATCATCTTCTGAGATACAGTTTATCTTTTTATAAGTAAACAACTTGTTTAGCTTAATTTTTCTCTCATCACAACCACAATCCTCACCAGCTATAAACTTGACTAACTTGTCTACTCCTGTAGCCTTAGTAATCTTAGCTACTGTATCACCTACACCTTTTGATTGTGCTTCTACATTCTGCTTTAACTTACTGTAGTCTTCACTTCTCTTAGATGCTTTCCATTCTTTATACTCTCTGTAATCTTTAGACCTCTTGTCTATAGTTTCGTAGTATCCTTGTTTCTCTAATTCTAAATAATAATTATCTGGTCTCATATCTTGTCAAAATCTTGGTTAAAGTAATCTATTAAATCTTCTGATAAATGTTCTCTTAATATAGCTTTTTGGTTTAGTATAGAATTATGTATAGAAGTTAATCCTATCTTAGCACCTTTAGATATTGCTCGTAACGACAAGCCTTGTATAAAGTATAACTCAAACAACCTCCTGTCATAAACAGTCCAATCGGATATTATATTTTCTACTTGCTTCATTATAGCACTAAACGCATCGTCTTCTGCTATATCATATGGTGATTCAACAACCTCATCATTCTCTAATATCTCATAGAAAATACTATTTCTTTTATCTTTTAAATAAGAATAGTAAAGGTTTCTCAATGTAATCCATACAAAGTACCTGTTAACATCATCCTTATACATAATCCTACTCTCATCTTTCACAAGTCTGTGCATCCTCAGATACATATCTTGAACTAAGTCTTTAGCAACATCAGTCTTACAACCTAAATTCACTAACATCTTAATCCATAACTCGTGATGAACTGCTAACTTTTCTAACATTAAATTTCTTTTATAATTATTTCTACTCTTGGGTTATCTCTATCTAATTCTGTCGGCATTATAGTCTCTTTCTTTACATAATCATCATTATCATCTTCCCAACAACCATACTCGGTTATAGAGTCTAATAAGAACTTACTTACTACACTAATTACATTCATCTTATCTAAACGTCTTTTAGAGCCTTTATAGACCTTATAAGTTACCTCGACAGGTGTTTGTATAGACAAGCCTTCTAACTGCTCTCTAAGAGCCTCTGAATAGGCTTTCTTGGCATCATTACTTATTCTATGATGTAAGTTCCTATATGTATTCATATTCAAAGCAATCCTCTTATCTTTAACAGTCTTTCTCGGTAGCGTTACAAATAGAGGAGATATAATCTTATGAGTCATATTCTATATATTTAGCCATTGACTCAGGTAGTTCATAAGAATACTTATCTATCTTACTGTTGTCATTAAAATCTGTAGTCTTAGGGCATTTAAAGGCTTTTACAGGTGTTTTAACGATAGATGATATGTTCTTGGATATATTGAATACCCAAACTCCTTTTTCGTCTGTTACAACGTATAAAAACGTCTTTCCCTTTATTTGTGCTTCTTGATAATTTCTATACATTTTCATAGCTTCAATAATTTTATCAGAATAATACTTTCTTCTGTTCTTTATTTCAACTATGTAATTAACGTCAAAAGCATCGTAACAACTATAAGTGTCCGATGCTAATGAAAGGTTAATACCTTTAATGTTATTTAATAAATCTATAGTAGATTGCTCTGTCATTACAAGTCCATCTTTACATTAAAAGCAGTATGACCACCTAATACAATACCGATACCAACTGCTTCTTTCTTACCTCCTTGCATATATCCCATAGCATATGATTTACTATCTATACCACAACCTACTGCCATACCGAAGATAGCTCTTGTCTTACCAAACATCCATTCACAATAAAAGTCTGTATGGTAGTGTCCAGATACAGTAGACACCATATCTCTCTTTGCAGCCATTCTTGCTTTACCACTTTTATCTCCGTGAACATACCTAACACCATCGTAATAAACCTCTGTTACAAAGTTCCAATTAGGTGTCTCTAATACCTCAGAGAATTCCTTAATCCATTTACTTGGAATGTTAGATGATTGTGCTTTACGGATAATAATTCTATCGTGATTACCTAAAGTAACATCTGCATCTGGAAATGCTTTATACCATTTAGCTAATTTCTTTACGGCTTGTTCTAACTCAAACTTACCTCCCATACCATCTGCCGATGATTCGTGATAGCTTGAATAATGATTGTCAATAACGTCTCCAATAAAAACAACCTTGTTACAGTTATGTATAGCATACTGTTCTTTACAGAAATCTAAATAACCATCTAAGCAAAATGGCTCGTGTAAATCACCTATAACAAGAACTCTGTTCTCTACTTTAGTTAGGTTCTGGTAGGCTTTTAATATCTTACCTTTTAATCTTGGTCTAAAATCTTTCATAATTATATCTTATGTTATAAATATAATGCTTATTGCATAGTTTTTATTGAAAGTTATCAACATACTTATTAGAAAGTAAGTATTTCGTCAGCACTAATTATCTTAGGTAGTCCATTTTCATTTAACATAAAATCAAATGATTCAAATGGTGTGTTTCTACTCCTCTTACAAGATACTGTTATACAACCAAACTTATTCTCATCTTTTTCTAATTGTATTTGTGTCTCTGCTTTCTTCTCTAAGAAACTACCTAAGTGTCCTGTTGGTTTATCTGAACCAAAGTTACTATGGATTACAGTTACAATATGACAATTATAGACAGTTGACCAAGCCATTACTTTTTGTACAATTAAATTAGACTCCTCTAAATTATTGGCATCGCTCACTAAATCTGCAATTCCGTCAATTACGATTAAACCTATTTCTTTACCTTCCTCTCTCATACAGTCTAAGTAATACTGTATAAAATCTATCCTATCTTTATACCCTATTTTTCTTAAAGCAAATGTATGGTAGAAATCTAAGTTCAATCCCTTGTTCATCCATTCTATTCTTTTAAACACTCTCTGTGAGTGCCAGTCCCCTTGCTCTGTATCAAAGTGTACAAAGTGTTTATTACCTCTAAAAGAACTCATACCTTTAGTAAAATCACCATTAGGGTTACAGAATGCTGAACCTAATAAACTAACAAAAAATGTCTTCATTGACTTTGGAGGGGCTTGTATGAAGCTAAAGTTACCATAAGTTCCAATAGGTATAGGGAACTCCTTAACACTACCATCTTTAGTAACTACCTCTTTGTTCTTAAAGCTAATTGCTACAGGAGGATGTTCTATCTTTTTATTTATATCTATAGCACATTCTTCTTCTATAGATTGCATATACATTATGTGGTCGTTCTGTTCTTGTAATTCTTGTTCTGTCATTTCTTTTTGTTTTTTTTCTTAATATACTTTAGTGCCTTAATCATTTGAATTGTAATAAATATATTTCCTAATAATGACAATAGTATTATTGACAACGATAATGATATAATTAGTATTTCTAAAATTAATTTTTGTATCATATTGTTTGTTTTATTAATAATTATCTCCGTTTGTAATAGTCTTAAGCCTATGACAATTAGCACATAAAGTCTGAAGATTACTTAATTTGTTGTTGTTATGATTTCCATCTATATGGTCAACATCCAACTGACAACTATGAACAGCTTTAAAGCCACAGGACTCACAGGTGTCTTTTTTATGAGACTTGTACTTAAACTTTGACCTATATTTTTTAGAGTGGCAAGACGAACAAGTCGCTCTATATATTTTCACTCCTTTAATAGTCTGTCTAAGTGTCTGAACGTTTTTATTACATTCGATACAAATACCTTTTATATGTGCAGGTTCTTTTTTTATCACTATTCAATAATAAAGGGAGGCTTTCGCCTCCCAATAGTTTAATTAAAATGGTAAATCGTTAGTCGCTAACTCCTCTGTTGGCACACCAATATCTGTTGCAGGTGCATTAGCTCCTGATTTAAATACTTTCCAAGCCGAAAGACTCACATAGTACTTACCATTGTATTCATTACCTCTAACGTTGAAATCTACGTCTACAGATGCTCCTACTTTGTTGTACTTGATAAAGTCATCTACCTTATCTTGTACTATTTCAAACTTAACATCTTGAGGGTACTTCTCATCATTTGTTGTAATAACAAATTCTACTTTCTGAAATCCAGAGTCAAATACTTGTTTCTCTCCGATTAATTTAATTGTTCCTGTTAATTGTAAACTCATAATTCTAATTTTAATTTAATTGTTAATATTTATATTCCTACTTCTATTCCGTTATCTATGGTCTCTATAATGTGTCTAAACACACTTCTCTCTTGTTCACCTGTTACATCTACTCCGTTTAAGATAAGTCTGTAATGGTCTTCGTTCTCTGTTGGCTTTAGCTCTATACTATTCATATTATTTAATTAAGATTTGTTTAACTTGTTTTGACATAGTGTATCTTGCTTCTACTGCTTCCATAGAACCTCCATCCTTTAAGTATTTCTTTACTTTATCAAACTCACTACTTGTTTGTGTTAATACAGTCTTAGTACTCTTAGAATGATTGTTTGTAGCATCACTATCTTTAGTATCGTCTAATAACAATAAGTTACCTAAAGCATACTTCTTAGCGTAAGATGAGGCAGCTCCTGTTCTCTGTGGCATCTGCATACCTTTAGATTGGAAATCTATAATAGCTTGTGCAGTAGATGATACTGAACTCTCTCTATCTATAGACTCAATGTCTATAATCTTAGCTTCTGAATCTACACAAACGTGGTCTCCTAATTGAACTAACTTATCGTTAATCTTAAATACTACCTTATACTTCTCTTCGTATGGTTTAATCGCTTCTAAGATGTCTTCTGCTGAACGATAGTTGTACTTACCAAAATTGTTTCTTTGGTTCTTAGGTGCTTTTAGCTCTAATTGGATTCTCTGTAATTTTTCTAAAATGGTCATAATTTACTCTGGTTTTAATAATTCGTTTTTAACTATTTGTTTGTACTCCTGTGGGCAATCCTTATCTGTTAGTTCAAAGATGTAGGTTTCATACTCACCTACCTTAGTCTCTAATTCAAATAATCTTTTCTGTAATGCAGTAATCTGTGCATTTTTAAAATCTATCAAGTCTTTCATTATTTAGTTGTTTATATTTACGTTTAATCCTAAGTAGTTTCTTGTACCTCTTTCTGGTATCTTTACTTGGTAGTTAATCTTTATATCAGTTAGATTACTGTCTTGTTCTAAATGATACTCAATCTGTTTCTTTAGCTTATCCCAAGCTGAATCGTTTATCGCTTTAATACTATTACTTTGTTCCACCATTGCTTTAATTTAATTATTAATATTCTCATTTGTTTAATTGTTCTATGCAAACATACAAATAATTATTTAATAAAATGTTAAAGAAATGTTAAAGTTAAAAAAGGAGAGGCTTTTACACCTCTCCATCATTAAAAACAAACATATAATAATAAAAACAAAAAAGAAAATTAAACGCAAATAAACTCAGGGTCTTTTAAATAGTTATCTGTATCAAAGTATATCCATTCATTAGTAACTTGTATTCTCTCTATTCCATATTGAATAAGACCCCTAATCATCTTAAACCTCTTAGTCTTGTTGATACACCTAAATTTAATTGACTTACCAACTCTATGACCACTATTACTCGGTAGTGCTATCTTATCAGCATAAGTCTTACTCGTATACCCTTGAAGTATGAATCCTGACATTCTATCTTTCCTAAATACCTCATCTAATATGAAAACTGGTTCACTTTCCATAAAGTATTTTCCACTACCCAATTTGTCAGGACTATCAAACATACTCCACTTCAAAACAGATAAACCTTCGCAATCCATTTCTTCAGTATAGGAATCAGTATAATCAACCTTATGTAAAGAAAAACTATATTGTTTTCTTTTATATTCCTTAGACATATACAAATATAATCATTATAGGACAAATAAAAAACTCTTTGTTAATAAGTATGTATTTTTTTTATTGAATAGAGGTCAAATATCTTATATTTATTTTTATACTATAATAGTATTATTTTTAAATATAATATTAATTATTATTATTATTTTTTTATAATTATTTTTATAATAGTGAAGTATTAATAAATTACAAAGTTATATATTTTTTTTTAAATAACCTAATAAAATATAATTTATTTTTTAAACGTAATGTTACCTGCTATCTTTTCAGCACTTCTACCAACTACATAACCTCCAATACCTAACTGTAATAAGTTCCAAAACTCATTCTCTAAAGGAGGAATAGGTAAGTTAAATAAAGGTGCAATGAACTTAACATAGATAACTATAAAACCAAATGCTAACATAAGTATTGGTCGCCAACTTCTCTGTAACCAATTACCATTTGCTTCTGTAACAATTATTTCTGTTTGTAGTTTCTGTAATTCTAATTGTTGTTCTTGTAGTACCTTGAATATCTCATTCTTGGCTTTTAAGCGTTCTTCTTCTGTGGTAAATAGTTTATCTATCGCATTACCTATTTCTTTAATTACACCACCAGTAAACCAATTTAGTATCTTTTTCATCTGTATAAGTTTAGTTATTTACCCTTGTTCGATTAACGAGAGTAATTACTCCCATCGTACTTGTATCTGACCAAAGAATAAAAACAGATTAAGTTCTGAATATTCAAATCCTTTCTCTGGTTCGTGATACTGCCATCCTAACATCATTGCGTTAGGTACTAATAAAATTAAGTTTATTTCCATAATAACTTTTGGTTATAACTATTAGTTAATATAATCTTGATTTCTTATCATATTAAATCCCTTTTGTAAAGAGAATTAATTTTTTTATACTTAATACTATTATTAATAACCAACCAAATAACATTAGTAGGTTTGGATATTTAACACAGTCAGTTCTTATGATTGCTCCCATAATAAACATAACCGTATGAAATAATCCTCTTAATATGTCCAAATTACATTGTCTCGCTTTTTCTTTGTCATCATCTACGTGGATGAATGAACTTGCAACACCTATTCTATTAAAGCCGACACTTATAAGAGCGTTTAAGACAATATATCTTGTACTGCTATCATTTGCCCTTATATCTACCGCAAGTCCTTTTAAATGGCTTGAATTAGGTTTACCACCTACTCTTGCATTTTGGTCTGCATTTCTGTAAGCAGAATTAATTGTAAAAGGTATGTTAGCCAACTCTCTTGCCTTCATCTAATTTAGCAAGAAAGTCAGCATCCATTTTATACTCTATTTCTTTAAAGTATTTACTCACTCTTATTTTTTAAGTTAAAAATCTTTAGAACTGTATATGCAATAGACACCTACTAAAAGCGTTAATTTTAGCCATTGCTCTGCATCAGAGAAACTCACTGTGAAAGTAAGGAAATTTATAAACGCTAATTTTAGGTCTTGCATATCCACTTTTTACAATTTTAGTGAATCATAGCTTAACCCAAAGAAAGAATGTACTCCATCACCCTCGATTTCTACTGCGTAAGATTTCCAACCATAAGGATGGTCTACTGATGTTACTTCTGGTGTTACAATCATACCCTCATCATCTAAAACAGCTTCCTCTTCTACTGTTGTGATTTCTGCATCATCCCAAGCAACATCTAAATGCCATTTGTCAGATAATACTGGAGCAGTAATTTCTTCTCCCTCTTCATCGTATTCCCCTTGTTCTAAAACGATGTTCCCTAATTGTACAATAGTACTTTTGTGAGTTGGATATTCGTTTCCGTTTTCATCTGTTGCAGTTCCTAAAGCATCAATCTTTTCTTGTGCTTGTTCTTTACTGTTAAACTCGTATTTTGAAATTCTCATTGTATATAATTTATATTGTTATTAGTTGCTTGTTAATGCTTGTAATTCGCTATTTGATAATCTTGTGTTGTAAAGTTTAACCTCTTTGTAAGGTTTATTTAAGTTAGCAGTACCACTAAAACTACCTAAATGTACCTTACTACAAATAGGAGTTGTAGCACTATTATCAACCCCTGCTAAAACACCATTTACATAAAGAACACAATCATTATTTTTATAACCAAGTGCAACTTTCAAATTACCTCTTCTTCCTGATGGTGTAGTTTCTTGAATTTCACAACCACCTGTTGTAATAGCATACATTGCACCTGATGATAATTGAGCAACATATATCCTGTTTGTTGAAGTTCCATCTGATAAAGTAATTCCTCTTGCAATGGAAGAGTAAGAATAATCTAAATCCTTAAATTCAAAATATACACTTCCCTCTGTTTGTCCTATAACACCACTTGGTGGAGTTTGAATTGTACTTTCTGCAACCCTCGTTACTGCACTTCCAGATGTAGGAATATACGATGTAGCGTAACTGCCTTCTTCTACTTGTGCGCCATAAATGTAAACCCCATCACCAATGTTTCCATTGTAAGATGCATCTCTACCATCTGTTGCTGAATTAATTAAATCAATAGAAAGATTTCCTCCAGAAGCGGTTTTTGTAGCAGTAAAAGAACATCTGTACCAACCATTTCCGTAGTTTTCAATAGAACTTGAAATTGCACCAGAACCAATATTACCAACAATACCATTTTCTAAATCAAAATTAGCAAAAGTATTTCCAACCCATCCAGCACCACCACCTTGTAATTGTATAAATGAAATTTCTTTCTTTTTAGCAAACACACTCATTGTGTAAGTTGTGGCATTCAAAAAACTTATATTCTTATAAATACCTTGTACATTCCCATTACCACCAGAAACTAATAATTCAGCATTTAAAGTTCCATCTGGCGAAATTACATCTGTTGTATCTGATGCACTTGCACCATTTACTTGTGTCCAAATTGAAAAAATAGAAGAATAAGTAACTAAATTACTCCTACTCGGCTCTAACAACAAAGCACCTTTAGTATTATCCTTATAATCTACTCTTGATTCTCCACTACCAACAGTTTCAATTAAACCATCTTTATTTACAACAGTAGCTGAACTTCCTCTACTAAAGTCAAAAGGTAATGGCTTATAGTTGTTATTTTCATCATTGTAAGCAAGTATAGTATCTTTCTTCCCATACCATTCTCCGTTACCAAATTTTAATGTATTCGCCATCTTATAATGTGTTTAAATTTAATTCTGTTACTAATTCGTTTAATGAACGATAACTTGTCATATATTCTAATTCTTCGTCTGTTAGTGCTGTATCGTAGTAGCCAATTTCTTTTGTTTTTCCGTAGAATTCTGATGCTGTTGAAGAGAAATTTACTTCTTTTAAAACACCATTTGCAAATGTATTACCTACATTACTTGAACCTACCTCAAAACCATTTAAAAATAAACTAAAATCATTTTGTTTGTACTTTAAAATTATTTTATTTGATAACGTAGCATTAAAAGATGTTGCATTAAATAAAAATTGTTGGCTACCATTGTTTACAATGGCATACAAAGAACCATCTCCATTAGCAATCTGAAACCTAACATATTGAGAAGCAACTACTGCATTTGATACTTCAATTCTTCTTGTACCACCTCCAGCACCAACAAAAGCACTTATATCAGCAAACAATACACCCTCACTATCATTAAACACTTCACTATTACCAGAACCAGTAGCGGTTTCAGCAGCACGTTGTACTGTTGAGCCAGAGGTTGGGATGTAGGAGGTGCTAAATGAATTTGTTCTAACTGAAAACCCCAAGCAGTATGTCAGCAGTTTCTCCATTTGAACCAGTTAAACCAATTCCATATTTATCTGGAGATGTCATTAACATTTGTAAAAGCTAAATCTTTGCCATTCGCTCCTAACCCATTCAGTTGTTATTTGTTGTGATACATAAGTTCCATTATTATTAGCAATAAGTATTGTAGGTGTACCATTTAAAGATTTTAACCAAACACTTAAACCTCTATTAGAACTTGATGTTGTAATTGATTTATAAATAGAACTATAATCTCCAACACCACTTGCTCTTGAAACTTGTATTCTATCTGCATTTTGTGTTCCATCTGGAGAAATTCCATAATCAGAAGTGATAATTGGTGAAGAACTTCCAGAACTATTAACTTTATTCCAACTTGAATCACTAAAATCTTCTGAATAAGTAGCCAAGTTAGTAGCACTATTCTCTAACAAAAGAACACCATCTGCACTATCTGTATAATCTATTCTTGGTATATTATTACCTACTACTTCTATTAATCCCTCTTTGTTTACTCTTGTAGCAATACTATCTCTTTCAAAATTGAAAGGTAGAGGTTTATAGTTTTCGTTCTCTGAATTGTATGCAAGTAAAGAATTTTTCTTCGTTGCCCAATTTCCATCTGTTCCTAAATTAAGTGTATTACTCATATATTTAATATTATTATTTTGTCCAATTTAATTTTGCTCCTTTACTTATATTATCTATTGCCCACAATGGTCTTAAGTTTGTATAATGACAAAGTTGTTTTAATTCTTGTTCTGTTTTTGCAGAAGCTAAAGGTATATTGTGGTCTATATGCCACTTTCCTTGATTATCCCAATTCATACCATTACTAAATTGATTTTCTATATGTTGTTTAGCAACTTTCCAATCTACACCTAACATTTCTTGAGTTTTAGTGTTTTTAGAATAACCTTTGTTTTTAAAAGCATAATAAGTTCTTGACCTTAAATTATGTTTCATTTTAAATAAAGGCTCTGTTTCTTTTCTTTTTCTTTCGTATTCTTTTCTATATTCTCTATTAGCCTCTCTATATTCTTTTTGATACTTTTTATAATGCTCTTTATTATCTTCTTTATATACTTTATAATGTTCTTTAAGATACTCTTTATTTTCTTCTCTGTATTTCTTTTGATATTTCTTTATATCTTCTTTATTATCTTCAACGTATTTTTTACTACGTTCCTTTATAATTTCTGTATTTTTTTCGTAATATTTTTGATTGTATTTTTTTTTACAGCATTTACATTCATTTCTGTATCCATCTTTAGATGATTTACGTTTAGGAAATTCAGTTAATAGTTTCTCTATTTTACAATGCTTACAAGTTTTCATAAAATCAATATTTTTTCTTATAATTCATACTATTCAACCGAATATAATTGAGAATTAGCCATATCTTGAAAAGATACCCAAGACGTTAGTGTTTCTAATTCGCTATCTGTTAATGCAGTATCAAAGTATTGTAGTTGTTTAGTGTTTCCGTAGAAAGGAAAAGAACCAGTAAACTGCTTGAAATCTAAACTATCTAAAGATGAATTACCAGTTGAACCACTTAATTGCTCATCAACTTTAAATCCATTTACATACAAGTTAAAATCAGAATTCGACCATTTAAAAGATATTTTATTGTAATCAGTAATATTAAAATCATCATAAGTAGCAACATAAATTGCAATACTATTATTAATATAAGCAACTTTTATCCTATTACCAGCGTTATCATATCTTAAGAATAATCTTTGAGAGATGTTTTGGCTGTTATATATCTGTAAATATCTTATAGAACCATCATCAACAAACCCACTTATCTCTGCCATCAAAACACCCTCACTATCATTAAAAGTAGCTGCATCTCCAGAACCAGTAGCAGTTTCAGCTGAACGAGTAACTGCACTTCCGTTAGTTGGAATGTATGATGTTGGATAAGAACCATTTTCGAATTGCAAACCAAAAATATATAAACCATCTACACCATTAGCAACCCAATCATCTTGATAACTTTCATTAGTTACTCTAACTGTATAATTACCTACTGAATAAGTTACGTTTGTAGCAGTTACAGAATATCTATACCAACCATTACCATAACTTTCAACTTTTACTGTTGAATTAGTTGAATGAATAGTACCGTTTGAAGAATCTCCTTTAACTTCGTGTGCAGTAGTTCCATCATAAAAATATAATCTAAATTTACTATAATTTCCAGCTTTTATAAAAACAGATAATGTATTAGTTCCAGCAGTTAAAGAAGCATTTTGATATATTTGATGCCTACTATTAGCTGTTGTTGGTCTTAAAAAAGTTCCGTTTAAAACACCGCTTGGAGATATATTTTGATTACTTATTATATCTAAATTAGTTGATGAATAACCACTCAAATCTTCACTATTTGTAATTAAATTAGTTCTCTGTGGCTCTAAAATATGATGCGGACATCCACTTACAACACCATCAATCATTGGATAGTTTAATCTTGATACTCCGTTTCCAACTGTTTCAATCAGTCCATCTTTATTTATTCTTGTTGCTGAACCACTACGTGAAAAGTCAAAATCCCCTACACCACTTGATGGTAGTACGGAATAAAACTTGCTTCCTTGTGCAGCTGGTATTAATGCTAATTTTGGTTTTGCCATTGTTTTTAATTTTGTATGTCTTGTATTCCTATTCTATGTATTGAATCAGCTAAACATTTCTTTGCTTCAACTTCTTGTCTATCCTCCATATTAAACTGACCTTGTATCATTTCAGTAGATGTCCCTATTGAAGATGCAGTATCAATCGTAACTCCCCACCAAGTACTATCGTATATTTCGTTTGCCATCTTTCTTTTTCTTATCTTTGTTAAACTCTTTATAAAAACTATTTAACTTTATTATGTTAACTGTTTTTGTTTTATATGTCTTTTTTTTTAAACTCATTACAAAACAAAACTTGAAAACTCATTAGCATCCTTATCAGGGTACATATCTCCGTTACTGTTATTATTATACTCAGGATATTTATTACTATTAAAGCAAATGTAATCTAAGAACCTCTTCGTATAAAACTCAGCTCTATCATTTATCTTACTCATCATTCTATCAACATCACTATAATTAACAGAATCCGAATCTTCCCCTCTATGCTTCGATATACCTCCATTATCAATTTTAAACATAGAAAAAGGGAAGTATTCAGCTTGAGTAAACCAAATCAACATTGGCTTAATATAAACGTCTCTAAGGCTCTTATAATCACTATTAGCAGGTAAGTCTATATCACCTGATATTATTAAAGCCTGTAACTTGTCGTATAAGTTACCACCTAAATAATTTTGTATGTGTATATCCTGTGCCACTTCAACAAAGTGAATTAACTTGTCAGCATCAGTACTACCACTAATTATTGACTTAGCTTTTAAATCTTGTATTGTTATGAATAATGCTTTCATATGCCTAAAGTCTTTCTTATTTTATTTAAAGTACTTCTATAAGCACCTCTATCTGCTCTATCTATCATTCTTTCACCCATCTCGCTTGGGTTCTTAGGTTCTTTTAAACCCTTTCCGTAAGCATTAGATGAATCAACTTGCTTACCATCTTTCTTTTTGTAAACTCTTAACTCCCAATAGTGATGACAGTTCTTACCGCCTTTGTATTTTAGTAAACTGTAGTTTCTACCTTTATGACCTAACTCTTTGTTTACACCCCTAAAAGACATCATATTAATATCTTCCTTTCTAAATACAACCTTTCTACCTGTTAATATTTCCATTCTCTTACAGAAATCTCTACTGTTTGGAGACTTTCTCTCTGGCATATAAGCGTATCTAATTTTATACACACCATCGTCTTCAGATGACGCTTTATCAGAATACTTGATTTCAGCCATTTTAACGGACTCATTTTCGTCTTGGTATATCTCACTATGGATTACCTCCCAATCATCGCTTAAAACCTCTCCTAAAGCCTCTAATTGGCTAATCATATCATCACCCTCCTCTTCAGAAAAGTCTTTATTGTCTTCAGCAGATAATTTCTCTCCTGTTTCCTCTTCTTTTCTAATCTTAGTAGATACGTTGTCTAACTCTGTAAATTCGATTGGTTGTAATGTAACGAAATATAAATCTTGGTATATCTTGTTAAATTCAAGTATCTCTGTTAATCCATAGATAATACCATCTTGAAATGGTCTGATAATTACGTTATCCATTAATACAGATGCAGTTCTTAATTCTTCTGCATTGTTACCAAAACCTGTGTTGTCTTTAATACCTAAAAGTATTGGAGATACAATTCCGTGTCCTAACATTATCTTCTCTCTTGCCTCATCAGATAAGAATTGATATTGTGCGTGAGCATCTGGTAAGTGTATAGCCTCTATATCAGCTTTAGTTTCTGCTGATTCGTTAAATGCAATAATAGCTTTACCACTATTAGAGCTACCACTAAACTTTTGGTTAATCTTGCTCTCTATAGACTGTTGAGTCTCAGCATTAGGTATACCATTATTAAAGTTTACAAATAAACTCGGTTGTAATCCATTCTCTATATTCGATAAATGATAGTTAGATACTTCTGATTCTAACTCACTATATTGCAAAGATGCTTGATAATCTACTGTAGAGTAGTAATAGAAACCACTTCTGTAAGGTTTAAACACATAAAGTTCGTTTACTTGAGATTTACTACCATTACCAAATGTAGGTATTCTTTTAGGATTATCTGAGTTTTTACAGTCCTTCCAGGATGGATGATAGTAATAAGCCTTTATAACACCTTTAGTAGCCTTCTCAGCTCTAAGAGTCTCCATAGGAAAGTGAGATACCTTTAGTATTTTTGTTTTAGCTTTGTTGTATGTTAGTTGCATAACACCTTGACCTAACAACTTGTAATCATTAACAAGTCTCTTAACTTCTCTTGGTCTAAGTAGTTTTTTCATTCTAACATAATCTTCAGGAAATAAATCTGAATTAGTAGATTCTAAACCTCTACCGTAAATCATATCAACAATACCGTTAATACATCTACCATTAGTAGGACTGTCAAGGTATCTATCTATAAGATTATCAAAATAATCGTTATTATCCCCAAATGCAACCCACTCTTTATTGTGAACCTCTTTGATTGTAGGAACTTGGTAAGAAGACATATTGACAACTCTAATGCTATCTTTGTATTCTTTACTAACTGTATTTTTCTTATTTGAACTCATTATATTATGTATGTGTTATCATCTACTGTACTGTAAGGCTTGTAAATTGTGCCATTACCTATCTCGTGTTTCTCAGTTACTCTTTCAGAAGCAGTCTGAGATGTTGCGTATATCTTATCTCTATACCACAATTTATCATTGTTAGTTATCTCTAAGTAATAAGTAGAGTCTTCCTCAAGAATTGTTGGACTAAACTTAAGATTAGTAAAGTTTGAATCACTTGCTATATAAATAACATCTAAAACCTCTTCTTTACCATCTCCATCTCTCCTTAATTTAATAGAATAATCCATAGTTAGGATAAAATCTAAACAAGTAGATTCTTCAAAAACTCCTCCCTCAGACAATACTCTTGCCTTTAGGGTGTTGTTAAAGACACTTCTCGCTGCAATACTAATTGTCTTTTCTCCTAATGTCGGTTCTAATATTAACATACTATGATAACTAAATAATTTATTTTTGTTTTATTTAATAAAAAAACCCCACCAAATGGTAGGGCTTAGTTTAATTGATAAATTACTATTATGCAATAGTAAATCCAGCAGCAGTAATGTTTTCAGCAGGGGTATTTCCTGCAGCTGCAACGTTAATGAAGTTTGCAGGTGCTTTTTCCATACCTGTAAAACTTAGAGTATATCCACTCATATCAGCCATAGCTCCACCTGTTACTACAGTACCTCCTGTTACGTCAGCACCATACTCAGCTCCAGCTAAGAATACATTTCCGTTATTGTCTTCGATAAGAATGTTTGGTCTTCCGAAAGATAATAATTTAATAGTATTGTGGTCTTCTTTAGTTAATTTTTTAAGTGTCAACTCTAACACTTGTTCAAATGCAGTAGTTCCATTCTCTCTACTTGATTGAATGTTTTCTGTATAGGTAGAGTTTCCTCTAACTTCGTATTTGTAAGCACTTGGAGAACCAGCAACTGCATCAATTACATCTACATCTGTAGAATCGTATGTTATACCAGTTATGTCTCCAAAATTTACAAAATAAACAGCATTGATTCCTCCAACACTATCTTTACAAGGTTCTGTTCTACCTAAAGTAATATCACAAGCCATAATATTTATTTTTTATTTATTAGTTATAAAAAAAGGGATAGATAGTAATTACCTACCCCTCTTTTTGTTTATTTATTTGAATCTTAGATTCCGTAAGTTACGATGTCTTCAACAACTCCGTACTGTACTCCTGCGGTAAACCTCATTATGATTCTTACGTTTTGAGAACCATCTAAGTCTGCCATATCCAATACTTTTACTTCTTGGTGGTCTGATAATAAACCAGTTCCAAATTGTAAGTTATCTTTAGTAGTTGCTACGGCAGTATTTGCTGCTAATCCGTTAGCCATAAAGATTTTTACACCATCAAAGTATAAGATGTTGATGTCTTGGTTGTTTCCTTGAGAACCTACACCAGCAGCACCTTGTCCTCCAGATTGGAATCCTCCTAATGCTCTCTTGTATGCTCTAAAGATGTTTTGAGAAACATAGATAAACAAATCATCTCTACCATATAAAGCAGAAGGGATTTGGTCAACTACTTTTCCTAACTCGTCTATTACGTTAGCAGCAGTTACAGTAGTTCCTGCAATTTGTTGTGCAGCTGGTAAAGCAGCATCAGCAGCTAATAAAGTAGAGAATCCGTCAAATGAACCTTCTCCATCTGCTCCTGCCCATATGTTCTGCTCATTCTTTTGTGCTACTTTAGCAGCAACATAAGAGATTAAGTAGTCTTGGAAAGAAGATGGTAAGTTATCAAATGCAGAATATCCCATTTGGATTGCATCCCAATCTGAACGGAAATCTTTCTTACATAATTCTAAGTTAACTTGTAATTCCTTTGGTTCAAGGATTCTTTCAGTTAAAGTCAAAGTTGAAGTGTCATTGAAGTCACAAGTACCATTCTTAGTGATACCATCTAATTCCAATCTTTTAACAACCTCTTTGAACTTTACGTTTGGTCGGATAGTTAGTCCACCATTTGCAATAGTGTTACCTGAAAGTAAAGCAGCAGAAATATATTTCCCTGCTGATTCTCCAGCGTAAGTTGTAGTAATACTTGTAGTAGTAGCCATTTTGTCTAATTTTAATTAAATAACATTCTATTAACTCTTTGTTCAGTAGTCATAGATTTGTTTAGGTTTGATAATAAATTCTTTTTCTTTTCGATTTCAGCCTCTGGAGAATGTACAACTTCTTCTACATTTTCAGATAGTTCAACCTCTTCTTGTTTAGATAACTCCTCAGGAACTTCTTTAGCTTCTCCCATTGGTTTATCTTCGATTAATGCTTTAATCATAGAAAGTAGCTCTGATTTTACTGCTGCTAACTCATCAGAAGTAGCGTAACTCATAGCAGGTGCTTCAACTTCCTCCTCGATTACAACCTCTTCTTTAGGCTCTTCAGCAAGTACAACCTCTTCCACTTCCTCTTTTACTTCTTCAGTTACTTCCTCTGTAGATAACTCTACTGACTCTTCAACTGCAACGTCTTCTACCTTCAATTCTTCCTTAGAAAGATTTAAAAGGTCTTTGACATTGTTAAGGATTTCTGTCGCTTTCATACTTATTGATTTATATTAATATAACTATTTAAAAATTTACTGTCTTATTTTTACTCCTCTTCTTGCTTGTGAATTGAGCCTATACCTTGCTTCCAATACTCATCTGCATTGCACTTTCTTTTCTTAGTGTACTTATCACATTCTATAGAGTAAGTATTCTTACATTTGCAATATTTAGCTCTCATTGTCTATCTTTTTTAGTTTGCTGATTGCCCAATTAACACCTGCTGAACCACCCCAAGCATCCCACATAATACCACCACATCCTTCTGAATAAGGCACGTCTTTATGTTGCTGATGTCTTTTGAATGATGCCATTCTTGCAATAGTATCTCTACTTAAAGGCTCTCTGTTGGCTAATTGACTTGCTCTTGTCCATCCAACACTTGTACCGCAAGAACTTCCGTTCTCTTTCTTATACTTTAATGCTCTCTTAGCATTGTTAGTTGCACCTTGTGGATAATCACTATAAGACTTTAATTCTACATCTTCGGTTAATAGTTTCTTTATCTCTTCTAATACACTACTTGCTTCAACCTCTTCAATATCCTCTACATTGTCGCTAAACATACCTTCGATACTTAATCCTAAGTATTTACCTTGCTTAACATCTTCCCATACCTCATCATTATCTATCTTCATAGTAACTGCCCAAGCACCTTTTACTGCGTTTAATCCATATAAAGCAGTTTTGTCTTTCTCTGGGTCTTCTACTATCCAAGATTCTATAACAGATACACCTCCTGTAAATTCAGCGTGTTCTAATGTTGTATTATTGTTTTTAAGACGTTTTAAGTATAGTTCAGACGCTTTTCTTACTGTTTCGGTAGAGAACGTTATATTGTACTCATAGTCTCCCTTACGTCTGTATATTAGCTTATTTGGCACTAATGCTAAACCAACGATTATTCTCTTTTCTGAATCAATAGTTTTGAACTCTACTTTATGTTTGCTTAAAGCTACAAAGTTCTCTTCAATAGCAGGAAACTCAACTAAAGATATAGCTTCAATTCCATCTTCCTCTTTTGATTCGTCTATAAATAATTCTATTGTATCTAATCCTTCCATATTTAACTTATTTATATTATGTTAACTTATTTTGTTTTATTTTGTTTTATTTTAAGTACCTGCTTGACCTACAATCATACCATCTAACTGTTGTTGGGTAGTAACATCTCTTGATACTACGTATGCTTTTAATGGCTTACCGAATTGTGCTTGTATAGCGTTTATAAGTAAGTTGTCGTTAGACCTGCCTACTATGTTAAACGAAGGCTCTGCACGTTCAGTAGCACCTGCTCCACCACTTGCTGCTCCTACATTCATAGGTGTGGATGCTGCTTCTGGTTGAAATTTCTGTCTCGCAATAACTGCTACTTGAGCCATACCTGCACCAATAACGGCAGTCATAGCCGCAATCTTTGCAAAAGCACCTCCATATGTTTGTTTAGAAGCGTTAATACCTGCTGCTATTGTGTCAGCGACTGCAATGGATATGTTAAACGCTTTTTGTGTATCAAACGCTTTTTTCTTAATTTTGTTTTGTTTTTTCCTTAACTCTTCGTCATTTATAGCTATTTGATTTTGTATCTTAGCTCTTTCGTCCTTAGATAGATTTTCATTTAATAATCTATCATTTAATTCTTTATTTAAAACATTGGTTTTGTTTTGCTCTATGGTTAATTGCCTATCAGTTTCTCCTTGAAGAAAGTCGCTAACACCACTCATTAACTGCTTATATTTGTCTAAGTAAAAAGTTAAATCCTCGAGGTCTTCTGGGTCTGGATTGTCAATCTTAGGTTTTAGTATAATTGTTCCTGTTATCTTCGCAGTATCACTTATTTCATCAAAATCTTCATCCTTTATTATTTCTGCAAGACCTGCGATTTCGTTGTAATAAGAATCTACAAAACTTTTTGGTTTAACTTTTGGAGTAATAGATTCTTCTAATTCTTTTTTAAGTCTCTCTATTATCTTAGTCTCATCTTTAAATGCTTTAGAACCTACTTTAAGATTAGCATCTCTAAATTTTTCTAAAGAGGATATAGCATCGTTATACCAATCAACAGAACCAAAAACAAGAGGTTCTTTTACATTTTTATTAAGTTCGCCTTTAATTTTCTTTATAGCTTCCTCAGCATTAGTTATCTTTAAAGTATATTTCTGCCATTGCTCACTGCTTTCAGATAATTTATCTCTTTGTTTTTGTAATAGTGATATTTCTTGCTTTAAACCTTTTACAGTTTTTATTGAAGACTTGTTTTGCTCGTCTCTTTTTTGTTTAAATTCATTTATTTTATCAGCAGAATCCTTATATATAGAATTTCTTTCTTCTATAAGTTCTTTTTCTCTATCAATTAATGGATTTAATCTTCTTAGTGTTCTTTCTTGAACCTCTCCAGTAAGTTCTATTTGAGTTGCCTTTATTCCTTCCCAATAAGTTCTATCCTTAGAAATTTTTATCAATTCTTCCTCAATATCAGAAACCCTTTTAGAGCTATCAGCAATTTCTGCATCTATTATTGCTTTTTCCTTCATTAATTCGATATAGCCCTCAATAGAAGCACCAACGTCATCCCTAAGAACCCTTGCTAAACCTTCAAATTCAGATTTTAAATCACTTGTTGATTTTTCTACCTTTTTTTGCGCTCCAAAAAAACCATCAAACAAGGAAACAACTGTAGTGATAGCTAATACTATACCCAACGGACCCATAAGAGCAGTCCACATTTGCCTCATTGCTGCTTTAAAACTACCTGCTGCTGTTGTGGCAAAACCTAATTGAGATACTAACTGAGTAATGTTGTTAGCCATACCTCGAATACCATAAGGTGCATCAGAGATAACTCTACCTAATTCCATAGTTGCAGATGTTGCTGCTCCTGATGAGTTTTTAAGCATACCATTAGAATTCACTAATCCTTCAGTACTTCTTCTTAGAGAATCTTTCTTTTGGTTAAGTAAATCGATAGTATTACCCATCTCTACATACTCCTTAGACGATATATCTAAAGCAGACCTTAACGAATTTAATTTACTTATTTCTGCATTTAAAGTAATTTCAGAATTCTTGTGAGCAACTACATTTCCATCTGTAGCATTTTTGTTTTTATTAATTGAAACAGTAAGGTCGTTAAAGTTCTCTTTTAACTTATTAACAGGTACTTGGGTAGCTACTATCTGACCTTTTAAATCTCTTATTGTAGCAGTTCCACTTTCACTATCTACAATTATCTTATAAACTATATTATTATCTGCCATTTGTTAGTTTTTTTCTTTTTATACTTGTTTTTAACTCTCTAAAACTTGAAGGCATTTCATATAGTCCTTTAGCTATATTGACATCCTTGTCTTCAATCAACCACTCGTTATTTCTTAGTAATTCTAATGTTTCTCTTATCATTATATGTCGCTTAATAATTCTATCTCTGATTTACCTGTATAAAAATCTGTCTCTATCGAGTTTATCTTATAGCTTTTACCTGAAACTATAAACCTATCTGCTAACGTATACTTGTACAGTATTCTTAAAGGTAAGTAAGCAGTTATCTTAGTTAACCTATTAGACTCATTAAACACACTTGAGATATAGTTTATATGATAATTATTAAAAAGAGTCTCATTTGTTGTAACTAATTCCCATTCATCTGGCTCAGGACTAAAATTTAAAGATTGTCTATCTGATACTTGAGTTTTGCTTAAGTCAGAATTAGCAGGTGCATAGTAAGAACTAATTGGTGTATGGCTTGAAGGCTCGTTAGTTACAGGGTCTACTGAATTAACAAATGATATTCTTTCATCTGTAGCAAGTGTCTTTAAATCCATATAAAAAATCAAAGGCTTACCTATGTAACTTGATTCGTTATCGTCAACACAAAAACCCCATTGTATATCTGTTAAATCACTTGTATTTAAATCTATTAACCTCTCGAACTTCATATGTTCGAAAGGTATCTTATAGTTATAAATACCTTCAGAAAATATCTTTAATGAATCTCCACTATAAGTACTACCCTTGTATTCTTCTCTACCCCAATCTTTATTAAATAGTTGATTATGTTGTTTAGCTAAGAAAGTGCCTAACCCTTCATATGTAAAAACTATTTCTCTAAAAGGTAATGCAACATTTGTCTGACTCTTGCTTACATCAACGTATTTTGTTATATCGTAAGAGTTATATGAAGAGTAAAAAGAATCTAATGTTTTAACAACCATTTCACCACCTTGAACGTAAGCAACTAAATTAAACATCCTAAATATAGATGTTAAAAAGTCAATAACCTTCATTTTAGGTATTTGTTGTTGTATATTAAATATAAATTCCTCAGCTACATTGAATGTGGTATCGTAAGTGTCTGATTGATTAGGAAACGTATCTACACTCCATCTAACAAGGTCAAAAGAAACTGCTTCGTTAGACGCTACTTGAACAGTATAACCTGCAAGTAAAGCTATAGGTATATTAAAACTTCTAATTCCTGAATCACTTGTACTTTGATAAACAACGTTTCCAGACTGAAAAACAGTTACTGAGTATGATTTATTTATAGAAGCTGAATTTGGTTCTAACCTAAGCACCAAAGAATCTATCACAGCATTGGTTAAAGTAAGTGCATTATTAGACATTCTACTTATACTACCTACATAATTACTCCATCCTTCTACAAAACTGACATATTCGGTAATTTGAGAACCTGTTGTTACCCCACCTTTGGTTCTATGTAACCACATATATAAATTCTGAAAAGAATCATCATTATCAAAGAAATCTGAACTAAATACTATTCCGTATTGATTCTCTATTGCTTTTATTATTATCTTTAATTTTATAGCAAATTTTAATTCATTCCATTTAACTCCGTGGTCAAAAGGATTTCCGTTTTGGTGGTCATAGTAAAGATTACCTGTGTTTAATATAGATTCATTAGAATTATAATAAAGCCTTTGAGTATGTGTAATTAAAGGAACTTGAATTGCATTAGGATAAACTACACCATCAACAGTCCTATCATCTACAGATTCTGTTAAATATTGTTCTATAAAGGCAGGATTCCATAGTAAATCATCACCATTCTCATCAACGCTAAAGTTATTTAACCAATCTAAGTCAGACAACAAATCTTCACCTAATAAGTTTTTTAATGATATAGTGTTGCCAAAGAAAGTTATTCTATAGGTGTGTGCTTTATTACCTCTTAAATCAACTCCTTCAAGTTTAATATAACCAGTTTTAAAAGGTATAGAGTTTAGCTCAAGTTTAGCAGGTACTCGTATTCTTGCATCAAAACCACCCACTATATCATTATTGTAATAGTGTTTAAATATTTTATTATTAGTTTTACTCGCAGGAAGACTAAATGTTTGAGAATATTCAGTAAATACTTTATTTACATCTCTAACATCTTTTATAGTGTCAGTAATAGTAACACCAACATCATTAAACATTTCGGCTCTTTGTCCTTCTATGTATACTTCTACTTTCTGCATCTATCTAATATTGTTTATAGTATCGAATGATTTATCAAATTCTATTGTGTATTCTACTAATTTGTCATTTAAAGAAGTCTTGTAAGTAATATCACTTGTCTTAACATTGATTGGTAAGACTTGCTCTCCATCTTCTGTGATGTTAGTAACCCATACCTTCTCAGATAACATCATCTGTTTAAACACCTCGTTATATTCTTCACTCAAAAATCCACTACTCAATGTAACAGATTCTTTACCTACTAAATTAAAATCTCTGTAAACGTGATTACTTCTATTGTATGTAGAGCCAGATAATATGTTTGATTTATAAGATTCTTTTTCAACATTCATTCTTTCTACTGATTTCTTAAAGAAGTACATATCCTGTAAAGCACCAAACTTGTTTATAAACGTTACCTTTTTAGGTTCGTATTTACATTCTTCTAAAATCTCTACATTTATGATTTGAATACCATCACTATCTGAAACAACTATTTTATCTACTGCTCCTATTGAGTAATCATTGAAGTATGCTTCTAAACATTTATTAGATTCATAATCTGTACCACCATTCTCTAAAACCCTCTCTTTAAAAGTATCCCAATTAGTAGTAGCTCCATAAATAGAAACATACTTTATCTGTTCTGAACTTTGAGGATTTGATTGAAATATTGTAGTACCTACAATTTCATTATCTTTTAAAAATGTAACTGTTGGGCTTGATTCGGTATAAATAGGTATTCTGAAAGTATTATCCTCTAAAACAAACAACTTTCTATTTGTAATCATTGTTGCGTCTTGCGATGTTGAAGATTGCTCAAAGTAATCATAACCATCTAAACATAAAGAAGTAAATCCATAGCCAGTAATTATATTACCACTTGCATTAAATGCTTGTAGTACAAAGTTTGCCCAAACTGGAGTAGATGAATAGTTACCATCAAAAGATGTTTCTATGTAATCTCTAATAAGTTCAGATACTTCAAATACTACTGTATCTCCTATATTTATAGCACTCTTACTTATAACATAATCAGATTCTGGCGGAGGAGATGTTTCTATTCCAGTCCATATTTTTATAGTTAAAGTAACAGATGCTTGTAGGGCATTTGTAAATGGTATATATTTCGGACTTCTTACATTTATTATTGCCATTAGTTAATAGATTTTAATTTATCAAGGCTTAACAGTATATCCTTTCTGTAACCTTCTTTTAATATTGTTTTTATTTGTTCTTTAGTTTGTTCTTGTACTGCTTGTATAAATCCACTACCTTTATATCCAAATCTCTTAGAAATACCATTTTTCTTTATACCTCTCGCTATTGCATTAGCTATAGACCTGTTGGTATAACTCTTTATTGAAACGTATCTTCCTTTCCTGTCTCTTGGTTGTATCCCTTTGTATTTCATCCAATTCAAGATAGAATCTACAAACTTAGGACTGACTCCTTTAGAATTACTCTTATTTTTTATACCGTCAGATAAGGCATTTGCATACTGTTCTCCAAAAACGTATAACTCATTATCCTCAACCCTATACTTAAAAGAACTATCTAATTTACCAGAAGCCTTGAACTTATCATTCTTAGCTTCTTGCTTTAGATTCTTTCTAATTAGCTTACCAACCTCTCTCAAGGCTAATTTTAGGTTCTCTCCCTCCATTAACAGATACTTATGCCATTAGGAATCTCTATTGATATATCTACACTCCAACCAGCTAATTCGTTGCTAAAACGTTCTTTAAATGGTTGTGCAACAGGTTGTGTTGTTACTTGATAATTAATCTCAAACAAATCACCTCTCATCAACTTCATTATTAAAGAGTTTATAACCTCAAACTGAGTATTCATAACGTCTTGTAAGTTATCATTACCATAAAACAGTTCGTAATCAGATTTCTTAGTATTGTAATCAACTATGTCTGCACAAAGTAACTTAATATCAAAAACAACTGTTCTTTCCTTGTAATTAGCACTATCTATTAGCATATGCGATAATGGAAACATAGTTGTCTTATCTAAGTCAACATCAGTTATATCTCCGTAAGTAACAGTATTTACTGATGGGTTAGTTAATAACTCGTCTTTTATGACGTCTAATATGTCGTAAACGTGTGTCATCTCATTTTTTGTTTTAACATTCTACTTTCTAATTCTGATTTTTCTTTTATAAACTCTAAATACATTAAACATTGGTGTAAAGGGAGTTCTGTAACTTCTCCGATTCTTCTAACATCTTCTCCAGCGAGAGTAAATATTGCTTGATAGTCTCCCCATTTTTTACCGAATGCTCGTCCTGATGACCCTCCTGTTTCTTCTGTAACTCTTTGAGTGTATAAGCCATCGTATAATTCCCTAATTTTGTCGCTAAACGATAAAAAAAAACCCTTGCACCAAGTGCAGCGTCTAATGGAGCGTCTCTCATTACATCAGCCATATACTCTGTACCCTTGTAATCGTGTATAAGATACTTATCTTTACTCTTGAACTTAATTGGTCTGTAAAGAACTGCCATTGCTTTATGGTAGTTGTCATTATCAAACATATATTTCTCTAAATCTATAAACTCACCATAACTCATTTTATCAAAGTTAGGTATCAAACCAAACTCAACAACAACATCATCAGTTCCCTTTAAACTAAACTTATGTACAAGTTCTGGTTTCTCATTCAGTACAGATGATAAGTGGATTAAAGCATTGTCAAATACACTTAAACCTATCTTATCAACGTCTGATAACTTTATGTTACAGAATATCTCTAATACCTTTTTGTTTAGAAACTCAGCAGCATTCTCATCATCCTTATTCTTGTCGTAGACATTAATATACTTTTGCCATTGACTCAACTTAATCCCTCTTAAATTTGCAGGTATAGTAAACTCCATAAATAATCAATCTTATATTAAGATAACTTAATTTATTTTTTTTGTGTTAATTTTTGCTATAATGAATAATTTTAGTTATATTTGCCTAAGAAGTATTGACTATGAATATTTTAGATGAGAAGTTAAGTATTAGGTTTATGAAGTTTAAATGCTTAGACACTAATAGAATATACAGAGTAGTAGAAACTATCTCTACATTTGATTTAAAGAAGCCTCACTACTTCGATAAAGTTAAAGAATGTAAAGACACAGTAAAGAGAGATGATGGTGTTAGAAAGTCTTTTAAGAGGGAGCAGTTAGGTGATAGGTTTAAGAATATAGAAGGAATAATAAGTAAATACTAAAATAACAATTATGAATGAACAACAAATAACAAAAGAATCCATTTCGTACCTAAAGTCAGTACTACTGTCTCAATTACTATTAGAAGCTAATGAGGAACTTGTAGCTACCAACAGGTATAAACAAAGCCTAAAACAACAACTAAACAGAACAAACAGTCTATTAGAGCCTATCGTAAGAGAAGAGTTTGATAATATCTACAAGACAGACCCTGATATGGCAACCAATATACTAAACAAAGTAGAGTGTGTTATAGATAAAATAGCATCATACCAGATAGAAGAGTTGATAATACTTGAATCTATTGTAGATAAATATGAGAACAATAAAGAATGGTTCTTGAAATATGCTGAATCTGATTTCCTAAGACTTGACTAATATGGAATTCAAGCTAAACAACCTTGAATATGCTTGGGTAGGCAATGAATTAAGACACATAGCAAGTGGAAATAAGTCTGATAAGTATTTCTTAGACGAAGACTTAACTATACCGCTTGTGTTCTGTAAGGGTGTTAAGATAAAGAGCTACTGGAGAAAAGAACCTAATATAGATGACTCTGTTATTAGAGACTTCTTTGGTTCATCTGAATCTGTAGAACATTACAATAAGAAGATAGAACTATCTAAATCTTTGGAGTTACAGTTCGGTAAGCATTTAATTATAGGAAACTCCTCTAAAGTAGAGTATAGAGTTAAATCTATAAATAAGATTATAGACCTAATATTCTTAGATAAGAATGGAGATATTCTTATAGGTATTGAGGTTTTATGCACAAACAAAAAAACATATAAAGACATTAAAAAGTTTAACGAAGTAAAATTCCCAATATATGAGTATAATATTAACACAGGAGAAGTCTATCCAATTAGCTCAGGATGTACTAATACAGAAGAAATTAAAGTTTTGTCAAGACAGATTAGAGAAATTGAACAAAGTATCAGCGAAAATAAACCAAGACTTATTAGAGGCAAGGAATTCCTACTCAGACAACGAAATAGTATTAAAGGACTTAAAAAAGGAATTAAAAGAATTGATGATAAACGTAAGAAAATCTGGAGAGACTATTACAGATTTGAAGAACAAGAATCACACTACGATTCAGAAGAAATCATTGAGAGTGAAATTAGAGAAACTAATAAAAGAAGAGAATATTTTAGAAGAGAAATTAATTTATTTAACGAAGTCGAGGAGGAATCCCTTAGTAAAGAAATTGAATACTTTGCAGAAAAAGAAAGACAAGATATTAAGTCCGTTACAGAACAAATTGAAAACTTTGACGATAGCGAAAGAAGAGAGACTGAAGCCCTTAGAATTCAAATTGATAGACTCGAGAATCAAACTGGAGATGTTTCAAGGCTTACAAAAGGAGTATCAGCTCTTAATGCAAAACATTACGAACATACCTCTATTGAAAATAGAAACAAAAAACTTAGAGAAGAAATTAAAAGAATTACAGAATCAAATTAATTAAAACAATCATTATGAAAAAAAGACTAACACAAAAGTTACAACAACTAATAGATAACTTACCTACAGGTAACAAAAGAAAAGAAGCTAAAGAAGACCTACTAAGTCTTAAACTAAGCCAAAGCGATTACCATTACATAATGTTAGCTGATAAGTATAAAGATAATCTATAGTACATAGATAAACTATATTATTTATTTATAGTAGCAAAACAAAAATTAATTATTTAGTTATATTAATATACAGAGTTGTAGTTCTCTTTAACCTACCAAACTTTAGTCATAATCGTAAGGCTATTGGTTCAGATACATTAAGTCTCCTTAGTAATTGCATCTATAACCTTTATAGTCTTCGTAGCACCCAATAGATATTCAAACTAACGAGCATACCAGTTATATCAGTTAACTAACAATTAACATACATTAAGACTTTAGGAGGGTGCATATCTAACCATCGAGCATATAATTATATTTTCAAAATTAGTTTACCTGTTTATAACAAAAAGATATTAGACTATAATCAGTCTTGGACTAATTATTATATTTTCAAAATTGATATGTCAGTTTTAAACGAAAAGATATTTGACTTATGGTTGAATTCATCGAAGTGACATACTACACAATCCTAATCTTTGATTTACGCCATTATCTCTATCTATGTGGTATGTTAGTATACATTTAATATTTGAGTGGCTTAGAATGGCTTATATTGAGTTTTGAATATCGGTTTAAATTCCTATAATATATCCCCATACAGAACCAAGCAATTAAAAAAATAACTGTATAAAAAAATACTATTACAAAATGAATTATAATAGTATTAATTAATAGGTTAAAATGTAGTTTTAATTTTCTTTGTAAGCATCAAACCCTATAACCTCAACGAAACCCATATCTAAACTATTTAATAGTTGTTTATATATTTTAGTTCGTTTGGGATGTTTACAGTCTCTTATGCCTGCAATGTGTTTTGTACCGCCTTCTTTAAAGTAGTAGTGAAATTGTATTTTCATATATTAAAAAGTTATTTTATTAAATTGTTTTTTTATACAGCTTATTGCCTTGAAACTTTCGAACCTATTTTTATATCGATACAAATCATTTGTTAGTACATAGCTTTCGATATAAGTTTTATGCTCGTTTAAATTGTAGCAAATAAAACCTTTATTTGTTGTTAGTAATTTGATTGTTAAATTAGTGTTAGTTCTTATGGTATCCATATTGTTTTGTTTTTAGTGATAGATTAATCCTACTTTGTTGTTATTTGGGTTGATGTATTTTGATGCAAACAAATCTATTTTTGAAGCGTTGATATATCCCGCTTTTTTTAGTTCTGTTTCTGTTTTAAAAATCTTTGTATGGCGGTCTTTATTTTTATCTATTAAATTAGTTTGTTTACCACTGTCCGAAAATATAAAATCAAAATTGTTTGGTATTGAATCGCTATTGTTTTTTACGATGGAAATGCTATTTGTATAAGCATAAAATTTAACGTTTGGCAATTGCTCGGCAATCTGCATCCAATCTAAAAAATACTTATTAGAATAAAAATCTCCGCTATCGTGTACCCTTAAAAAATCAACACGCTTTTTTATTATTTCCGCTTTCATTATCTCAATGAAATCTTTTTGCTTTGTTAAATTATATCTTTGCTCAAAAACCTTTGCAACGTTTGACCAAACATAAGCACCTTTTTTAGCGTAACAAAATTTAATACATTTATCCGCAAAAGGGCAAGTAATTTTCCCCTTACTTGTTTTATATGCCGTTATCCCAAAGTTAAAGACTCTTAATCCGAGTTCCTTTGATGTCTTTTTTAATTTACTGTTTTGTGTTATTATTGATTTCATAATTATATGTATTAAAAAGGTAATTCTACTAATTTATTAATAAGTTTTATTTTTTCGTTTGCTATTTCTGTTTGGATTTCAATCTCTAATTTATCGATATGATGCAATAAATATAAATTGTCTGTTGCCGTTGCAAAATCTCTAATTTGTTGTATTGTTTCTTTCATTGTTTTAATTTTTAAAATGTATTTTGTGAATACTTAAAGTTTTTAGTGTTGGATATATCCAATTTTGTTTTACTCCTTGAATCTGAAGAGATTGTATTAATAAAAATTTTAAGTTTAAAAAATCATTAATGTTTGATTGATTTGTCATAATTTTTATTTTTAATTTGTTATTAATTCTTATTTACATTTCAAAGATACAACTTATTTTGGAATAAACAACAAAAAACCAAAAAAAATGTAAAAATAACACAAAAATAATTTTTCAACGTTTTTAGCTGATGTATCAAAACTTTAAATTTGAAGTATAATTTTAAAGTAATGAACGCATACGCAACTACAATAATTTTTTCACATACACAAATAAATTTACTATTTATTTTCAGTCTAAATAAGCTATTTAGAAGCGTTCCAAATAACAAAAATACCCCCATCATATTAAACGACCCCCATTATATTAAACATAGGGCATCATATTAAACACCCCTCCATATTAAACAATCCCCATTATATTAAACATAAAGCAAAAAAAAAGCCTCGTTAAAGGCTTTCTTTGTTTTAATACCATTCTAAAAAATTAATAATTGAATCGTATTCACTATAGATTGATTCGTTATTGTATTTAGACTCGTAAAACTCTTTATAGTATCCTTTAATGGATGGAAAGGCATCATCATAGGGTAACTCCTTTAGAGGATGTTTTGTGTCTGCAAACTGCGTTAAATTGTAGAATAGAAATTCGTGATAATTTATTGTTGTCATATCTTATAATTGTTTTAAGGTTTCTTTTAATCTATCTTTTAAATCTTTGTTTTCTTTGTTCACCTCTTTAATAGCTAAATAGAGTAAGGAATCTAAATCTTGTAGTAAATTACGAGCATTGAATACTACTGTATTATTGTCATTTTGAATATGTACTTCGCCATCTTGCGACCAAATTGTGTGTGTTTCGTGTATATATGTATGTTTCATAATCTTATAAATTTATATTAATTATTCTTAATTGTTTTTTTACTATATCAGTCAGCAGAAACTTACTGTTGATGCCAAACTTTTTTCTATGCCTTGTCAAATCATTTGTAAGAATCATCTTATCAAGATTATTATTTGTTTCAGTATAGACTATAAAATCTTTTTTAGTAGTGTAGATTTGTACTGCTTTAAGGATGTTTATGTTCATATTATTTAGTTTTATTGTTTCTATTAATCTTCAAATAATGTTTCTATCTTATACTGCACATCATCTATTCCACTTAAAATATCTTGTACATCATCGTGGTAATCATCATTATGGCTTTTAGTTAAATCCATTATAATTCTGTAGGCATCATCTAATAGTTCGATTGATGTTTTTATATTCTGCTTTTTATTCTGTACCGTATTATACGCTTGAGAACCCGATTTTATAAGTTTATCCCAATTATCAACCTCTCTTACTAATATATCATCATCATCTCTTGTCTCTATAATCTCAACAACATATTGTTCATTTGAGATGCAGTTACAAAGTATTTGTATTTGATATAAATCATCTTCTGCTACCCAATCTTTACCAAATATTTTTTCTGCTTGTCTTTCTAAATTGTTTCTTCCAACGAAGCCATATGTAGATGTATATCTACCTTCTAAATTATTTTTCATATTATTTAGTTTTAATTATAATTATTTTCATATTTTACATTTAACTGTTTGTACATTTGATAATCCATACCTATTTGTTCTAAAATGTATTGTGTTGTTTCGCCATCTAAATCAGCAGATTTAAGTTTACTTATTAATACTTCAATTTTATTTACTTTTATAAATTGGACTACTGCATCGTATGTAGTTTTAAACTTACTACCTATTGTTTCTATATGAAATAACTCTTCTACAGAATGGTCAGTATTGTTGCTTACTTTACATCTACTCTCGACTATTGTAAATTCATAACCAAGACTTTCTATCTTCTCAACTACACGCATCAGCCAATCCCAAGAGGTGTTATAGTTAGGTGTGACATACTCGCCCATCTCTTGATGGTCTTCCATTCCCATAAATTCTGCTATTAGTTTATTGTTATTCATATTATTTAGTTTTGATTCCATATTGTTTTTCAATGTTATAATTAATTGCTCCTTTTATGGTGTTTTTAGGTGATTTTACCAAAAGCAATAGTCTTGCAATCTCTTCCATAACTTCTTCCTCTTTTGTCTCCTCGCAATAACAATCACTATATCTTTCTATAAATAATTTTCTAACTAAATCCATATGATACCAATCCAAGCAATTTCCATACATCTGATTAAAATCTTCTCCTTTGCCATCATTCCATTGTTTAACCCAATTTAGATATGGGGAATTATCACTAAACATAACCTCGTTAACAAGTTCACATATTGTATCGTAGTACATCTGATGACCACCTCCTCCATCTAACCAAGCAAAATATTCAAGCCTTACAAGAGGATACATATCTGATGCACACGCACACAGAATCATATCATAATTTTCTTTAGTAATTTGTTTTTGTTTTTCGTTTAATAACATATTATTTAGTTTTAATAGATAACTTAATTGCTAACTGAGGCAAATATACATCTTTTTTTTAATTACACAACAAAAAAAATAAAAAACTTCACAATTTAACTTTTTTTATGAATTGCTACCTCTTAATACTATTCTAAATTTGTAACAGAACTTAATAAAGGAACACGTGCATACGTCTACAACAATTTTTTCATATAACAAAATAAATCTACTAATAAATTTTGGTATGAGTGATAACGAGTTGCACCCCATTATATTAAACATAGGATTACCCCATTATATTAAACATACCCCATCATATTAAACAAAAAAAAAGGGAGACAAAATTAATTGACCCCCTTCATATTAAACATTTTATTTTTATCTTATCACATAAACTCCAGAGTTTACTCCTTGAACTAAATACATTAATCCATAACGGATTGCATCCAAAAAATGATTAAACTTATCTATTGGTGCTTCACCCTTATCTTTCCATACATAGTTGTTTAGCTCTCTTATTATACCGTGAGAACCTCTATCTACTATTATCTCATAATCTTGCATAAGTGCTATACCAGATAATATACTACCTTTCTTCTTTACTGTAGGTTTTATGTTAAGACCCAATGTTTTCATCTCTGATATTAAACGTGGCTCACTATTATCACAAATAATTAAATCCATACCACACTCTCTTCTATTCATACCTGCTATCTCAGATGTGTTTAGATTAGGTTTTCCGTAGATTTCCTTAACCCAAACCTTTCTTGCGTTCTTATCTACCGAAATCTTCACAAGTGTCGTTAAATCGGCTGAAAATCCAAAATCTTGTCCATAGCAAGTAAGTTCTGTAGGAATAAAGTCTCCAACTCTCCATTTTCTTATAATAGTACCCTCTGCTTTCTCAAGCCAACCTCCTAATATTTGGTGCTGGTATTTATCTGGTCTCTTACGTTTCATCTCGTAAATTCTCTCTAAGAATGATTGAGATAAGTTCTTCTTATTATCTTTGTAAGTTGTATGAACATAAGTAACGTTACCTTTAATCATATTAGAAGCTGCCAATACGTTTTCATTTTGGAAGAACCTCTGATATATCCAATGCTCTTTAGTTGTTGGATTCAGTATAAGAATAACTCTGTTCTGTTTAGTTTGTGAACGTATAGAGAAGTCAATCTTATCAAATGTACCCTCATCTACAAGTTCCTCTGCTTCATCTACAACAAATGTTGTTATACCATTCAAGGATTTAAGTGCAGCAGTTTGGTTACCAGATGACGTTCTAATACCTTTAAATATTATAGAGCTACCTGTCTTTAGGTTCATAATCTCATCTTTAGTTATCCTAAAGTCATCGTGAACTCCCATTAAGTTAATCTTCTCAATAAATTCAGGTATAATAGATGTATGTGCTGACATCATTGTATAACGTGAGAACAGTATCTTATGACCTTGTTCATAGGTTAGGTTAAGTAAGAATACGTTTATACCAAACGACTTACCACTACCCCTACCTCCTGTAACAACAAAATACCTGCTATCATTCTTGAAAACAGGTATGTATTTTTCGTGTATGTCTATCTTACTCATCCTTTGGTGTTACGTCTATAATCTTCTCTTTAATCTTCTTACCCTCGATACTATCTCCAAAGAAATTAATTACAGGAGCATTAGGTTTCTTAGTAGAGGTTTCCTTGTCTTCATCATAAGCATAGTCCATAAGTAATTTCATATGATTGTAGCTACCTTCTTTTGCTTTCTCAGCTAAACTCTCAAAAGCATTTACCTCACTACCAAATACATTCTTGATAGCTTTCTTAGCATATTGCTTCTTACGATTCTTCTTAGCAGTATTCATTGCAGGTTTGTTAGACCTCTCTTTATCTGGTACAGGTAGCTTGGGAATAGATTTCTTTCTACTATTCCCTTTTCTACCATCTGTTGGCTTAATCTCTTGTGAATTACTCATATTATGATAACTAATGTGTTGTTGTTTTGTTTTTTACAAATCATCTAAACACCAAATAGGTGTCATATCTCCAACCCAAGCAGAACTAACATTGTATTCAAAATACTCTAAAGCATCTTCCTCTGTCATACCATCTGACATAAGAATACTTATACATAAACTTTTAGAGTATATCAATCTCATACTTTGGTTATCTAATCCAATTATAGCATTATCAAAACCATCAGCTTTTAATAACTCTTCCTCATCAATAAATTCTAATATTTTATCTAACATATATTTGTTTTTAGCTATAGTAGTAATAGTTGTCTTGCTGACCTCTTTCAGCCTCGTAATAGTTCTTTGTAATCTCTATTTGATACTCCAACAGACCTGACAAGTAACCACATATAAAAGTAACATCTGCATCTGACAAAGGATAAACATCTTCTCCCTCTAATATCTCTATTCTTAACACTTCGTTTATGTCAAGAAATAAGTCTATTGTATAATCTTCTCCTTCATAATAGATAGAAACCTCATTAGGAAGTGGGTTCGAAGAAAAGCCTTCTGTTGAATATTCTGGTCTTATAGATAATATCTTATCTTTTAACTGCTCGGTCATAATATTTGTTTTAATTGTTAGTAATACTCAAATCTACAATACTTTTTTGAATTGACAATGTTTTTTAACATTTCTTTAACATTTACCTGTCTACCCTATCTTTACTTCTCAACAGTTCTATCTCCCTATTTAAGTAGTCTTGTGCCTTAATTAAGTCGAGCAATTCATCGTGCTTCTTACCTGCTCTTGCAATATACTTAATGATATTGCCTCTACAAAAGTTTAGTTCGTAATCTCTTATAACATCTATGATGTCGTAATCTTTTCCATTCTCGTAGTGTGGTTGCGTTCCTCTCATAATTAATTCTCTTTGATTGTAACTATTATTTTTATTATCACTATAATAAGTATTGTTATAAATATTCCCATAATATATAATTTATTGATTAAAAACAGTAACCCTCCATAGAGGTTTCTCCTAAAAAAACTTGACATTCATCTTTAGTTTTCCAACCCCAAGATTTAACTCTTAAACTAACAATCTCTCGTACTTCTTCTCTTTTCTCCTCTGGAATAGTGTCTATAAGCACTTCTAAGGCATCTTTATCTTTGTTTAGTGTATTTGTATAGATATTCTGTTTAGAGTCGTTTAAACGCTTCTTTTGTGCTTGTTCTATTGTAAGAAACTCTTCAGCCTTATCATTAAAGTATACATTATATGTATTTCTAAACGATGCAAATGATTTATAGTAGATACCTATTTTTTTTACTGCGTGAGTTATAGAAGAACGACCTTTTTGCACACCTCTTGTACTAAACCAATCAGAAATCATCTCATCAGTCATAAAGTTCAAATCTTTTAGTATTTTATAGAATAATGTTCGTGTAATCATTATCTCTGTCTTCCTTGAATTGCTATTTAGCTCAATTCCTGTTAACTGTTCGTAATCTTTAGCTAAATCATCTGCTATTTGTTTATTATATCCTCTCATCTTGTTTGTTTTAATTTAATTTGTTATTTTCTTTTATTTTATCTATTTCTATCATTGTTTTAGTGAAAGTATTGGTCTCATACCAATCTAAAGCCTTTTTTATACCAGCACAAGCCAAATAATACTCTTGTTCCTCGTAATATTCTAAAATTTCTTCTAAAATATACTTAGGTAGACCCTCTTGAATCTCTATTATTGAATTCGAGAAGTATAACTCAACAATATACCTATCATCATCGCTTAATGTTTTCATAACAGTCTGTTTTAAGTGTTAGTAATGACTTAGCTTCATTAAACATAGATTTAGCATCGTCTCCATATATTTCCTTATACAATCTATAGGTTCTATTGACTAATGAATACTTGTTTTTAGAGTCTTTAAACAACTTTTTAGCATAAGCCTTACCATACCCCTTACAGTAGTTTATATTGTCAGCAGTATCGCCAATTATCATCTGATAGTAGAAGTTCTCATTTGCTTCTTGCTCTGAAATTTTAATTAGCTCTCTACTTTTATAGTTGTAGTTATAAAACCAACAAGGGAATTGCTTGTAGTCTTTGTCTAATGACATTATTATTACAGAGTCAACACCATTCTTCTCTACCTCTTCTGCCCACAATGTAGCTACAACATCATCTGTTTCTACACCATCACCATAAATTGAATCATATGCAAGTTTAACCATATCGTGAAGTAGAGGCAATATCTCTGGTCTCTTCTGTGTTCTGTTTAACTTGTATGTAGGAGATATGTTCTTTCTAAAGTTATTCTTAGAACCATTACAAACGATAATCTCATCTATCTTTACCAATTCCTCTAAGAAAGAAATTAACTTATCAAAGCTATCCTCAAACTTATCGAAAGCTACATTTACATCAGTCTCAAATATATCATCTGGAGACTCTCTATCATCTTTTCTCTTAAAGCAAGAGGCATAGATTAAACTGTCTGCATCAACGATTACTTTCATAACTTGGTATTGATTTAATATACACAGGTCTTCTATATACTCTTTTGTCATCAACCCATCCTGTGATAGGGTTTATTTTCTTTTCCCAAAACTTGGTCAATCTTTGTTGTTTAGTTCGCTTCATAATGTTTTATGTTTTATTTAAAGCAAATCTACAAAACTATTTATAAACTTGCAAGTACTTTTTAAGTTTATTCACTACTCCTGATATACAAGGAGAGCAACTTGTGTTAGTTTTCTGATTGGTATTGAAGATGTTATTGTGTATGGTAATCAATCTTACTTTCTGCTCATTAGTTATTTTTCTTGTATTGCTATCTACAAAATCACTTAAGTAAGTATAATCATCTTCTGAGATACAGTTTATCTTTTTATAAGTAAACAACTTATTTAACTGAACTTGTCTCTCATCACAACCACAGTCCTCACCAGCTATAAATTTCACTAACTTGTCTACTCCTGTAGCCTTAGTAATCTTAGCTACTGTATCACCTACACCTTTTGATTGTGCTTCTACATTCTGCTTTAACTTACTGTAGTCTTCACTTCTCTTAGATGCTTTCCATTCTTTATACTCTCTGTAATCTTTAGACCTCTTGTCTATAGTTTCGTAGTATCCTTGTTTCTCTAATTCTAAATAATAATTATCTGGTCTCATATCTTGTCAAAATCTTGGTTAAAGTAATCTATTAAATCTTCTGATAAATGTTCTCTTAATATAGCTTTTTGGTTTAGTATAGAATTATGTATGGAAGTTAATCCTATCTTAGCACCTTTAGATATTGCTCGTAACGACAAGCCTTGTATAAAGTATAACTCAAACAACCTCCTGTCATAAACAGTCCAATCGGATATTATATTTTCTACCTGCTTCATTATAGCGCTAAACGCATCGTCTTCTGCTATATCATATGGTGATTCAACAACCTCATCATTCTCTAATATCTCATAGAAAATACTATTTCTTTTATCTTTTAAATAAGAATAGTAAAGGTTTCTCAATGTAATCCATACAAAGTACCTGTTAACATCATCCTTATACATAATCCTACTCTCATCTTTCACAAGTCTGTGCATCCTCAGATACATATCTTGAACTAAGTCTTTAGCAACATCAGTCTTACAACCTAAATTCACTAACATCTTAATCCACAGCTCGTGATGAACTGCTAACTTTTCTAACATTAAATTTCTTTTATAATTATTTCTACTCTTGGGTTCTCTCTATCTAATTCTGTCGGCATTATAGTCTCTTTCTTTACATAATCATCATTATCATCTTCCCAACAACCATACTCGGTTATAGAGTCTAATAAGAACTTACTTACTACACTAATTACATTCATCTTGTCTAAGCGTCTTTTAGAGCCTTTATAGACCTTATAAGTTACCTCGACAGGTGTTTGTATAGATAAGCCTTCTAACTGCTCTCTAAGAGCCTCTGAATAGGCTTTCTTGGCATCATTACTTATTCTATGATGTAAGTTCCTATATGTATTCATATTCAAAGCAATCCTCTTATCTTTAACAGTCTTTCTCGGTAGCATAATAAATAAAGGGGATATTATCTTATGAGTCATATGCTATGTGTTTAGCCATTGACTCAGGTAGTTCATAAGAGTACTTGTCTATTTTACTGTTGTCATTAAAATCTGTAGTCTTAGGGCATTTAAAGGCTTTTACAGGTGTTTTAACGATAGATGATATGTTCTTGGATATATTGAATACCCAAACTCCTTTTTCGTCTGTTACAACGTATAAAAACGTCTTTCCCTTTATTTGTGCTTCTTGATAATTTCTATACATTTTCATAGCTTCAATAATTTTATCAGAATAATACTTTCTTCTGTTCTTTATTTCAACTATGTAATTAACGTCAAAAGCATCGTAACAACTATAAGTGTCCGATGCTAATGAAAGGTTAATACCTTTAATGTTATTTAATAAATCTATAGTAGATTGCTCTGTCATTACAAGTCCATCTTTACATTAAAAGCAGTATGACCACCTAATACAATACCGAGACCAACTGCTTCTTTCTTACCTCCTTGCATATATCCCATAGCATATGATTTACTATCTATACCACAACCTACTGCCATACCAAAGATAGCTCTTGTCTTACCAAACATCCATTCACAATAAAAGTCTGTATGGTAGTGTCCAGATACAGTAGACACCATATCTCTTTTTGCAGCCATTCTTGCTTTACCACTTTTATCTCCGTGAACATACCTAACACCATCGTAATAAACCTCTGTTACAAAGTTCCAATTAGGTGTCTCTAATACTTCAGAGAATTCCTTAATCCATTTACTTGGAATGTTAGATGATTGTGCTTTACGTATAATAATTCTATCGTGATTACCTAAAGTAACATCTGCATCTGGAAATGCTTTATACCATTTAGCTAATTTCTTTACAGCTTGTTCTAACTCAAACTTACCTCCCATACCATCTGCCGATGATTCGTGATAGCTTGAATAATGATTGTCAATAACGTCTCCAATAAAAACAACCTTGTTACAGTTATGTATAGCATACTGTTCTTTACAGAAATCTAAATAACCATCTAAGCAAAATGGCTCGTGTAAATCACCTATAACAAGAACTCTGTTCTCTACTTTAGTTAGGTTCTGGTAGGCTTTTAATATTTTACCTTTTAATCTTGGTCTAAAATCTTTCATAATTATATCTTATGTTATAAATATAATGCTTATTGCATAGTTTTTATTGGAAAGTTATTAACATACTTATTAAAACCCAAGTATTTCGTCAGCAGTAATTATCTTAGGTAGACCATTTTCATTTAAGATAAAATCAAAAGATTCAAATGGTGTATTTCTGCTTCTCTTACAAGATACTGTTATACATCCAAACTTATTCTCATCTCTTTCTAACTGTATCTGAGTCTCCGCCTTTTTTTCGAGGAAACTACCTAAATGTCCTGTGGGCTTGTCGCTCCCAAAGTTACTATGGATTACAGTTACAATGTGGCAATTATAAATAGATGTCCAAGACATTATCTTTTGTACTATAGCAGAAGACTCCTCTAAATTATTTGCATCGCTAACTAAATCTGCAATTCCGTCAATTACGATTAAACCTATTTTTTTACCTTCCTCTCTCATACAGTCTAAGTAATACTGTATAAAATCTATCCTATCTTTATAACCTATTTTTCTTAAAGCAAATGTATGGTAGAAGTCTAAGTTTAGTCCATTGTTCATCCATTCTATCCTTTTAAACACTCTCTGCGAATGCCAGTCACCTTGCTCTGTGTCAAAGTGTACGAAGTGTTTATTATCTCTAAAAGAATTCATACCTTTAGTAAACTCGCCATCAGGATTACAAAATGCTGAACCTAATAAACTAATGAAGAATGTTTTCATTGATTTTGGAGGTGCTTGTACAAAGCTAAAATTTCCGTATGTACAAATTGCAGTAGGAAATTCTTGTACATTTCCATCTTTAAGTGTTACTTTATTTGTCTTAAATCCAATAGCTACAGGAGGGTGTTCTATCTTCTTACTTAAATCTATAGCACATTCTTCCTCTATAGATTGCATATACATTATGTGGTCGTTATGTTCTTGTAATTCTTGTTCTGTCATATTTGTTGTTTTGTTTATTAATAAAAAAAAGGGAGGCTTTTAAACCTCCCCTTGTCTAATTTAGAAAGGTAAATCGTTAGTCGCTAACTCCTCTGTTGGCACACCAATATCTGTTGCAGGTGCATTAGCTCCTGATTTAAATACTTTCCAAGCTGAAAGGCTCACATAGTACTTACCATTGTATTCATTACCTCTAACGTTGAAACTAACGTCTACAGATGCTCCTACTTTATTGTACTTGATAAAGTCATCTACCTTATCTTGTACTATTTCAAACTTAACATCTTGAGGGTACTTCTCATCATTTGTTGTGATAACAAATTCTACTTTCTGAAATCCAGAGTCAAATACTTGTTTTTCTCCGATTAATTTAATTGTTCCTGTTAATTGTAAACTCATAATTCTAATTTTAATTTAATTGTTAATATTTATATTCCTACTTCTATTCCGTTATCTATGGTCTCTATAATGTGTCTAAACACACTTCGCTCTTGTTCACCTGTTACATCTACTCCGTTTAAAATAAGTCTGTAATGGTCTTCTTTACCTGTTGGCTTTAGCTCTATACTATTCATATTATTTAATATTTTAATGATAATTCACATATTTCTAACCACTTATTCTCTCCTTCTGGAGTCTTTCTAAATGGGAACGCATTTGATATAGTTTGCTGTAAATCCATATCACAATTATAAAGTTCACTTAAACTTAGTTCTCCAAATTTATTTACATTGTTTTCAAACCTATCTCTTATTCCGTATTTATCTAAAAAGAAACCTAATCTTGTCTGCCTAAACTCATCAGTGGTTTGATACCCTTTAAAATAAATCTGTTGAGAATCACCAAGCCCATTATAATCTATGTTTACAGTATGTATTTGGTAATTTGATAAGAAATTACTAAAAGAGTCGTGATTAAAGAACTCTGGTCGAGTATCTTCTTCTATAAAAAATTCTACCTTATAAGTAAATAAATCCATATTATCATACATTTGAGGTATTAGTGTTTGAAACTCAAAAACACCTTCACTTGTATAGTTAAATTTCATTGGTGTATCATAACCTATAAGATTAATAACATCTGCTTCTGACTGTAATTCTGTTAATTTGTAATTCATATTATTTAATTAAGATTTGTTTAACTTGTTTTGACATAGTGTATCTTGCTTCTACTGCTTCCATAGAACCTCCATCCTTTAAGTATTTCTTTACTTTATCAAACTCACTACTTGTTTGTGTTAATACAGTCTTAGTACTCTTAGAATGATTGTTTGTAGCATCACTATCTTTAGTATCATCTAATAACAATAAGTTACCTAAAGCATACTTCTTAGCATAAGATGAGGCAGCTCCTGTTCTCTGTGGCATCTGCATACCTTTAGATTGGAAGTCTATAATAGCTTGTGCAGTAGATGATACTGAACTCTCTCTATCTATAGACTCAATGTCTATAATCTTAGCTTCTGAATCTACACAAACGTGGTCTCCTAACTGAACTAACTTATCGTTAATCTTAAATACTACCTTATACTTCTCTTCGTATGGTTTAATCGCTTCTAAGATGTCTTCTGCTGAACGATAGTTGTACTTACCAAAATTGTTTCTTTGGTTCTTAGGTGCTTTTAGCTCTAATTGGATTCTCTGTAATTTTTCTAAAATGGTCATAATTTACTCGGTTTTTAATAATTCGTTTTTAACTATTTGTTTGTACTCTTGTGGGCAATCCTTATCTGTTAGTTCAAAGATGTAGGTTTCATATTCACCTACCTTAGTCTCTAATTCAAATAATCTTTTCTGTAATGCAGTAATCTGTGCATTTTTAAAATCTATTAAGTCTTTCATTGTTTAGTTGTTTATGTTTACGTTTAATCCTAAGTAGTTTCTTGTACCTCTTTCTGGTATCTTTACTTGGTAGTTGATTCTAATATCAGTTAAATTACTGTCTTGTTCTAAATGATACTCTATCTGTTTCCTTAACTTCTCCCAAGCAGAGTCGTTTATCTTCGTAGTACTTTCCATTGTTCCCAAAAGTTTTTAAGTTTGTTAATAAATGATTTATTTGTTTTATTATACACCTGCTCTTCAAATTGCTCCCAATCAGCAAAGTCAGCGTGTTCTTTACATCTATTGCAAATATCGGTTTCCCATAATCTACTTGCACCACAACAATTTGATTGTTCCATAATACTTTATTTAATAATTACTCTGCAAACATACAAATAATTATTTAAATAAAATGTTAAAGAAATGTTAAAGTTAAAAAAGGAGAGGCTTTTACACCTCTCCATCATTAAAAACAAACATATAATAATAAAAACAAAAAAGAAAATTAAACGCAAATAAACTCAGGGTCTTTTAAATAGTTATCTGTATCGAAGTATATCCAATCATTAGTAACTTGTATTCTTTCTATTCCATATTGAATAAGACCCCTAATCATCTTAAACCTCTTAGTCTTGTTGATACACCTAAACCTAATTGACTTACCAACTCTATGACCACTATTACTCGGTAGTGCTATCTTATCAGCATAAGTCTTACTCGTATACCCTTGAAGTATGAATCCTGACATTCTATCTTTCCTAAATACCTCATCTAATATGAAAACTGGTTCACTTTCCATAAAGTATTTTCCACTACCCAATTTGTCAGGACTATCAAACATACTCCACTTCAAAACAGATAAACCTTCGCAATCCATTTCTTCAGTATAGGAATCAGTATAATCAACCTTATGTAAAGAAAAACTATATTGTTTTCTTTTATATTCCTTAGACATATACAAATATAATCATTATAGGACAAATAAAAAACTCTTTGTTAATAAGTATGTATTTTTTTTTATTGAATAGGGGTCAGATGTCTTATATTTATTTTTATACTATAATAGTATTATTTTTAATATAATATTAATTATTATTATTATTTTTTTATAACTATTTTTATAATAGTGAAGTATTAATAAATTACAAAGTTATATATTTTTTTTTAAATAACCTAATAAAATATAATTTATTTTTTAAACGTAATGTTACCTGCTATCTTTTCAGCACTTCGACCAACTACATAACCACCGATACCTAACTGTAATAAGTTCCAAAACTCATTCTCTAAAGGAGGAATAGGTAAGTTAAATAAAGGTGCAATAAATTTAACGTAGATAACTATAAAACCAAATGCTAACATAAGTATTGGTCGCCAACTTCTCTGTAACCAATTACCATTTGCTTCTGTAACAATGATTTCTGTTTGTAGTTTCTGTAATTCTAATTGTTGTTCTTGTAGTACCTTGAATATTTCATTCTTGGCTTTTAAGCGTTCTTCTTCTGTGGTAAATAGTTTGTCTATCGCATTACCTATTTCTTTAATTACACCACCAGTAAACCAATTTAGTATCTTTTTCATCTGTATAAGTTTAGTTATTTACCCTTGTTCGATTAACGAGAGTAATTACTCCCATCGTACTTGTATTTGACCAAAGAATAAAAACAGATTAAGTTCTGAATATTCAAATCCTTTCTCTGGTTCGTGATACTGCCATCCCAACATCATTGCGTTAGGCACTAATAAAATTAAGTTTATTTCCATAATAACTTTTAGTTATAACTATTGGTTAATATAATCTTGATTTCTTATCATATTAAATCCCTTTTGTAAAGAGAATTAATTTTTTTATACTTAATACTATTATTAATAACCAACCAAATAAAATTAGTAGGTTTGGATATTTAACACAGTCAGTTCTTATGATTGCCCCCATAATAAACATAACCGTATGAAATAATCCTCTTAATATGTCCAAATTACTTCACTAGATTTTTCTTTATCATCATCTACGTGAATAAATGAACTTGCAACACCTATTCTATTAAAGCCGACACTTATAAGAGCGTTTAAGACAATATATCTTGTACTACTATCGTTTGCCCTTATATCTACTGCAAGTCCTTTTAAATGGCTTGAATTAGGTTTCCCACCAACACGAGCATTTTGGTCTGGATTTCTGTAAGCAGAATTAATTGTAAAAGGTATGTTAGCCAACTCTCTTGCCTTATCTAATTTAGCAAGAAAGTCAGCATCCATTTTATACTCTATTTCTTTAAAGTATTTACTCACTCTTATTTTTTAAGTTAAAAATCTTTAGAACTGTATATGCAATAGACACCACTAAAAGCGTTAATTTTAGCCATTGCTCTGCATCAGAGAAACTTACTGTAAAAGTAAGGAAATTTATAAACGCTAATTTTAGGTCTTGCATATCCACTTTTTACAACTTTAATGAATCATAGCTTAACCCAAAGAAAGAATGTACTCCATCACCCTCGATTTCTACTGCGTAAGATTTCCAACCATAAGGATGGTCTACTGATGTTACCTCTGGTGTTACAATCATACCCTCATCATCTAAAACAGCTTCTTCTTCTACTGTTGTGATTTCTGCATCATCCCAAGCAACATCTAAATGCCATTTGTCAGATAATACTGGAGCAGTAATTTCTTCGCCCTCTTCATCGTATTCTCCTTGTTCTAAAACGATGTTACCTAATTGTACAATAGTACTTTTGTGAGTTGGATATTCGTTTCCGTTTTCATCTGTTGCAGTTCCTAAAGCATCAATCTTTTCTTGTGCTTGTTCTTTTGAGTTAAACTCGTATTTTGAAATTCTCATTGTATATAATTTATATTGTTGTTAATGTAATTGCTTCTGCATCTGTAAAACCATTGTTATAAAGTTTCCAATCTTTTATTTTCATTTCTGCATCGTAGTTTTCACCAACGTTTAAAATTTCTGATGTTGTACTAAATGTTGTTGCACTTGCACTTGTCACTGTTGAAACTTGTATACCATTACAAAACACTTTTAAGGTAGTTCCAGTTTTAGTGTATAATAGTTTTCTTCTTAAACCAAAATCTTGTTCCGACATTGATGGTGTCATATCTACATTAACATTAGCAACACCAGTATATCTAAATTCGTGTGTATTTGAATTTGGAAATTGTATCATATAAAAATTTGCGTTGTCATCATCTCTAAAACCAAGTTGATTTCTAAACCCAGAACTATTTCCATTTGGTAATTCATAATCTACAAACATAGCCATATCAGTTAAACCAGACATTAAATTATTTTGATTATTAGCTTCTTCTCTCAACCTCGTTACTACACCTCCAGATGTAGGAATATACGATGTAGCGTAACTGCCTTGTTCTGCTTGAAATCCATATACTAAAATATCAGCAGTATCAACACCACTTGTACCACCTCTTAAACCTAAACCTGCCCAAGCATTTGAAACTCCGTTTCTACTGAAAGTAAATCTTTTCCATTCCCCAGTTACTATTGTTTCATTACTATCAGCATTTGTATGCCATAATATTTTTTGCTCTGCTCCATTAGTAGATTTCATCCATACAGACAAAAACCAATAATTTTGAGCGCCTATGTTTTGTCTTATTACAGTCCTATCACTTGAAGTTGTTCCTCCATTTAAATCAAATTGTATTCTTTGTGCGTTTTGTGTACCATCTGGACTTATAGCATAATCATTAGTTACAATAGGAGCAATAACAGTTCCAGTAGTAACAAAACCCCAACCAGTTGAACCAAATGTTTCTGAATTAGTTATTGCATTACTCCTACTCGGCTCTAACAATAAAGCACCTTTAGTATTATCCTTATAATCAACTCTTGGTTCTCCACTACCAACAGTTTCAATTAAACCATCTTTATTTACAACAGTAGCAGAACTTCCTCTACTAAAGTCAAAAGGTAATGGCTTATAGTTGTTATTTTCTGAATTGTAAGCAAGTATAGTATCTTTCTTTCCATACCATTCTCCGTTACCAAATTTTAATGTATTCGCCATCTTATAATGTGTTTAAGTTTAATTCTGTTACTAATTCGTTTAATGAACGATAACTTGTTATATATTCTAATTCTTCGTCTGTTAGTGCTATATCGTAGTAGCCAACTTCTTTTGTTTTTCCGTAGAATTCTGATGCTGTTGAAGAAAAATTTACTTGTTTTAAAACACCATTTGCAAATGTATTACCTACATTATTTGAACCTACCTCAAAACCATTTAAAAATAAACTAAAATCATTTTGTTTGTACTTTAAAATTATTTTATTTGATAACGTAGCGTTAAAAGATGTTGCATTAAATAAAAATTGTTCAGTACCATTATTTACTATCGAGTATAAACTACCATCTCCATTAGCAATCTGTAATCTAACATATTGAGATGCATTTATCCCATTAGATACTTCAATTCTTCTTGTTCCTCCACCAGCACCAGCAAAAGCACTTATATCAGCAAACAATACTCCCTCACTATCATTAAACACTTCACTATTACCAGAATCAGTAGCTGTTTCAGCAGCACGTGGTACTGTTGAGCCAGAGGTTGGGATGTAGGATGTAGCAAATGAATTGGCTTCAAGCATAGCTCCCCATACATAAACTCCACTTGTTCCGTCTCCTTGATAATTCCTAACCTTATTATCATTTAATAAAAATAATTGAAATACATTAATACTTGTAAGTGTTGAATCCGCAGTAAAATTATTAGTTATCTTAAACCAACCATTACCATAATCCTTAATACTTCCATTACCATTTAAAACAGTACCATTAAGTATATCAAAATCCGTTAAAGCATCTCCAGAACCAAAAGCACTTGCAAACCTAACATATCTTCTTTCTGCTTTTTTAACAAATATACTAACACTATAACTAACACCATTTGAAATACTTAAAACATTAGCCAACCTATGAAATGTATTTGTACTATCTTCTTTTAATTTATCAGCATTTAAACTGCCATCTGGAGAGATTATGTTGTTACTTGTTATATTTGAATTAGATTTAGTCCAACTACCATTTGACATATCCTCACTATAAGCTACCAAATTAGTAGATGCATTCTCTAACAAAAGAACACCATCTGCACTATCTGTATAATCTATTCTTGGTATATCTTTACCTACTACTTCTATTAATCCCTCTTTGTTTACTCTTGTAGCAATACTATCTCTTTCAAAATTGAAAGGTAGAGGTTTATAGTTTTCGTTCTCTGAATTGTATGCAAGTAAAGAATTTTTCTTCGTTGCCCAATTTCCGTCTGTTCCTAAATTTAAAGTATTTGCCATATCTATTTTGTTATATTATATTCTTTTAATTTATCTAATTGCGTCAATGCAAAATTGTATGCTATTGATGCTCTTTCTTCTGTATCAAAAGAACCTAAATTTACAACCTTTCCATTAACGCTTGTTGTGGCTCTCCATCTATTAATTCCTTTATCATTATAGTAAACACCTACATATTTACTTGAATAACCTTTTCTATCTTTAGTAGTGTTAACTCTACTTGTTACTATTTGTAGGTTTTCTGCATTATTGTTTAAAGAATTATTATCTATATGGTCAACTATTAATTTATGCCCACAAGGTTTGTGATTTAAAAAAGCCATAGCTACTAATTGATGAACTCTAAATTTTCTTCTTGTGTTATTTTTTGTTAATCCAACAATTGGGTAGCGTTCATTTTTTATATTTGATTTTAATATCATTTCTTTTACAAAATAACCACCATTACCTTTATTATCTACCCATCTTTTTAACGATTTAACTCTACCTAAATCACTAACTTGATATTTGCCCTCGTATCCTTTTATGTCTTTCCAATTTTCCATATTACTAATATAGTGAATTTTTCTTATAATTAATACTATTCAACCGAATATAATTGAGAATTAGCCATATCTTGAAAAGATACCCAAGACGTTAGTGTTTCTAATTCGCTATCTGTTAATGCAGTATCAAAGTATTGTAGTTGTTTAGTGTTTCCGTAGAAAGGAAAAGAACCAGTAAACTGCTTGAAATCTAAACTATCTAAAGATGAATTACCAGTTGAACCACTTAATTGCTCATCAACTTTAAATCCATTTACATACAAGTTAAAATCAGAATTCGACCATTTAAAAGATATTTTATTGTAATCAGTAATATTAAAATCATCATAAGTAGCAACATAAATTGCAATACTATTATTAATATAAGCAACTTTTATCCTATTACCAGCGTTATCATATCTTAAGAATAATCTTTGAGAGATGTTTTGGCTGTTATATATCTGTAAATATCTTATAGAACCATCATCAACAAACCCACTTATCTCTGCCATCAAAACACCCTCACTATCATTAAAAGTAGCTGCATCTCCAGAACCAGTAGCAGTTTCAGCTGAACGAGTAACTGCACTTCCGTTAGTTGGAATGTATGATGTTGGATAAGAACCATTTTCGAATTGCAAACCAAAAATATATAAACCATCTACACCATTAGCAACCCAATCATCTTGATAACTTTCATTAGTTACTCTAACTGTATAATTACCTACTGAATAAGTTACGTTTGTAGCAGTTACAGAATATCTATACCAACCATTACCATAACTTTCAACTTTTACTGTTGAATTAGTTGAATGAATAGTACCGTTTGAAGAATCTCCTTTAACTTCGTGTGCAGTAGTTCCATCATAAAAATATAATCTAAATTTACTATAATTTCCAGCTTTTATAAAAACAGATAATGTATTAGTTCCAGCAGTTAAAGAAGCATTTTGATATATTTGATGCCTACTATTAGCTGTTGTTGGTCTTAAAAAAGTTCCGTTTAAAACACCGCTTGGAGATATATTTTGATTACTTATTATATCTAAATTAGTTGATGAATAACCACTCAAATCTTCACTATTTGTAATTAAATTAGTTCTCTGTGGCTCTAAAATATGATGCGGACATCCACTTACAACACCATCAATCATTGGATAGTTTAATCTTGATACTCCGTTTCCAACTGTTTCAATCAGTCCATCTTTATTTATTCTTGTTGCTGAACCACTACGTGAAAAGTCAAAATCCCCTACACCACTTGATGGTAGTACGGAATAAAACTTGCTTCCTTGTGCAGCTGGTATTAATGCTAATTTTGGTTTTGCCATTGTTTTTAATTTTGTATGTCTTGTATTCCTATTCTATGTATTGAATCAGCTAAACATTTCTTTGCTTCAACTTCTTGTCTATCCTCCATATTAAACTGACCTTGTATCATTTCAGTAGATGTCCCTATTGAAGATGCAGTATCAATCGTAACTCCCCACCAAGTACTATCGTATATTTCGTTTGCCATCTTTCTTTTTCTTATCTTTGTTAAACTCTTTATAAAAACTATTTAACTTTATTATGTTAACTGTTTTTGTTTTATATGTCTTTTTTTTTAAACTCATTACAAAACAAAACTTGAAAACTCATTAGCATCCTTATCAGGGTACATATCTCCGTTACTGTTATTATTATACTCAGGATATTTATTACTATTAAAGCAAATGTAATCTAAGAACCTCTTCGTATAAAACTCAGCTCTATCATTTATCTTACTCATCATTCTATCAACATCACTATAATTAACAGAATCCGAATCTTCCCCTCTATGCTTCGATATACCTCCATTATCAATTTTAAACATAGAAAAAGGGAAGTATTCAGCTTGAGTAAACCAAATCAACATTGGCTTAATATAAACGTCTCTAAGGCTCTTATAATCACTATTAGCAGGTAAGTCTATATCACCTGATATTATTAAAGCCTGTAACTTGTCGTATAAGTTACCACCTAAATAATTTTGTATGTGTATATCCTGTGCCACTTCAACAAAGTGAATTAACTTGTCAGCATCAGTACTACCACTAATTATTGACTTAGCTTTTAAATCTTGTATTGTTATGAATAATGCTTTCATATGCCTAAAGTCTTTCTTATTTTATTTAAAGTACTTCTATAAGCACCTCTATCTGCTCTATCTATCATTCTTTCACCCATCTCGCTTGGGTTCTTAGGTTCTTTTAAACCCTTTCCGTAAGCATTAGATGAATCAACTTGCTTACCATCTTTCTTTTTGTAAACTCTTAACTCCCAATAGTGATGACAGTTCTTACCGCCTTTGTATTTTAGTAAACTGTAGTTTCTACCTTTATGACCTAACTCTTTGTTTACACCCCTAAAAGACATCATATTAATATCTTCCTTTCTAAATACAACCTTTCTACCTGTTAATATTTCCATTCTCTTACAGAAATCTCTACTGTTTGGAGACTTTCTCTCTGGCATATAAGCGTATCTAATTTTATACACACCATCGTCTTCAGATGACGCTTTATCAGAATACTTGATTTCAGCCATTTTAACGGACTCATTTTCGTCTTGGTATATCTCACTATGGATTACCTCCCAATCATCGCTTAAAACCTCTCCTAAAGCCTCTAATTGGCTAATCATATCATCACCCTCCTCTTCAGAAAAGTCTTTATTGTCTTCAGCAGATAATTTCTCTCCTGTTTCCTCTTCTTTTCTAATCTTAGTAGATACGTTGTCTAACTCTGTAAATTCGATTGGTTGTAATGTAACGAAATATAAATCTTGGTATATCTTGTTAAATTCAAGTATCTCTGTTAATCCATAGATAATACCATCTTGAAATGGTCTGATAATTACGTTATCCATTAATACAGATGCAGTTCTTAATTCTTCTGCATTGTTACCAAAACCTGTGTTGTCTTTAATACCTAAAAGTATTGGAGATACAATTCCGTGTCCTAACATTATCTTCTCTCTTGCCTCATCAGATAAGAATTGATATTGTGCGTGAGCATCTGGTAAGTGTATAGCCTCTATATCAGCTTTAGTTTCTGCTGATTCGTTAAATGCAATAATAGCTTTACCACTATTAGAGCTACCACTAAACTTTTGGTTAATCTTGCTCTCTATAGACTGTTGAGTCTCAGCATTAGGTATACCATTATTAAAGTTTACAAATAAACTCGGTTGTAATCCATTCTCTATATTCGATAAATGATAGTTAGATACTTCTGATTCTAACTCACTATATTGCAAAGATGCTTGATAATCTACTGTAGAGTAGTAATAGAAACCACTTCTGTAAGGTTTAAACACATAAAGTTCGTTTACTTGAGATTTACTACCATTACCAAATGTAGGTATTCTTTTAGGATTATCTGAGTTTTTACAGTCCTTCCAGGATGGATGATAGTAATAAGCCTTTATAACACCTTTAGTAGCCTTCTCAGCTCTAAGAGTCTCCATAGGAAAGTGAGATACCTTTAGTATTTTTGTTTTAGCTTTGTTGTATGTTAGTTGCATAACACCTTGACCTAACAACTTGTAATCATTAACAAGTCTCTTAACTTCTCTTGGTCTAAGTAGTTTTTTCATTCTAACATAATCTTCAGGAAATAAATCTGAATTAGTAGATTCTAAACCTCTACCGTAAATCATATCAACAATACCGTTAATACATCTACCATTAGTAGGACTGTCAAGGTATCTATCTATAAGATTATCAAAATAATCGTTATTATCCCCAAATGCAACCCACTCTTTATTGTGAACCTCTTTGATTGTAGGAACTTGGTAAGAAGACATATTGACAACTCTAATGCTATCTTTGTATTCTTTACTAACTGTATTTTTCTTATTTGAACTCATTATATTATGTATGTGTTATCATCTACTGTACTGTAAGGCTTGTAAATTGTGCCATTACCTATCTCGTGTTTCTCAGTTACTCTTTCAGAAGTAGTCTGAGATGTTGCGTATATCTTATCTCTATACCACAATTTATCATTGTTAGTTATCTCTAAGTAATAAGTAGAGTCTTCCTCAAGAATTGTTGGACTAAACTTAAGATTAGTAAAGTTTGAGATCACTTGCTATGTAAATAACGTCTAAAACCTCTTCTTTACCATCTCCATCTCTCCTTAATTTAATAGAATAATCCATAGTTAGGATAAAATCTAAACAAGTAGATTCTTCAAAAACTCCTCCCTCAGACAATACTCTTGCCTTTAGGGTGTTGTTAAAGACACTTCTCGCTGCAATACTAATTGTCTTTTCTCCTAATGTCGGTTCTAATATTAACATACTATGATAACTAAATAATTTATTTTTGTTTTATTTAATAAAAAAACCCCACCAAATGGTAGGGCTTAGTTTAATTGATAAATTACTATTATGCAATAGTAAATCCAGCAGCAGTAATGTTTTCAGCAGGGGTATTTCCTGCAGCTGCAACGTTAATGAAGTTTGCAGGTGCTTTTTCCATACCTGTAAAACTTAGAGTATATCCACTCATATCAGCCATAGCTCCACCTGTTACTACAGTACCTCCTGTTACGTCAGCACCATACTCAGCTCCAGCTAAGAATACATTTCCGTTATTGTCTTCGATAAGAATGTTTGGTCTTCCGAAAGATAATAATTTAATAGTATTGTGGTCTTCTTTAGTTAATTTTTTAAGTGTCAACTCTAACACTTGTTCAAATGCAGTAGTTCCATTCTCTCTACTTGATTGAATGTTTTCTGTATAGGTAGAGTTTCCTCTAACTTCGTATTTGTAAGCACTTGGAGAACCAGCAACTGCATCAATTACATCTACATCTGTAGAATCGTATGTTATACCAGTTATGTCTCCAAAATTTACAAAATAAACAGCATTGATTCCTCCAACACTATCTTTACAAGGTTCTGTTCTACCTAAAGTAATATCACAAGCCATAATATTTATTTTTTATTTATTAGTTATAAAAAAAGGGATAGATAGTAATTACCTACCCCTCTTTTTGTTTATTTATTTGAATCTTAGATTCCGTAAGTTACGATGTCTTCAACAACTCCGTACTGTACTCCTGCGGTAAACCTCATTATGATTCTTACGTTTTGAGAACCATCTAAGTCTGCCATATCCAATACTTTTACTTCTTGGTGGTCTGATAATAAACCAGTTCCAAATTGTAAGTTATCTTTAGTAGTTGCTACGGCAGTATTTGCTGCTAATCCGTTAGCCATAAAGATTTTTACACCATCAAAGTATAAGATGTTGATGTCTTGGTTGTTTCCTTGAGAACCTACACCAGCAGCACCTTCACCGTCTAGCTTGGAATCCTCCTAATGCTCTCTTGTATGCTCTAAAGATGTTTTGAGAAACATAGATGAATAAATCATCTCTACCATATAAAGCAGCAGGGATTTGGTCAACTACTTTTCCTAACTCG